AGCGCAAGTTCCCAGTCCTCTTCATCAACAGCTCTACACAACTCGGCATCCACACAAAGTCGCCAGATCCAGTGGTAGGTAAACCAACCACTACCGTACCGGTGTGTGACTAGTACCCCAACCTGCCCATGTTCGTTTATGTAGTAATTACCCATGAAATACCCACTCCTTTACCCTCAACCGGGCTAGCTCAATAGCCTCGGCACATTGTGGTAGTGGGCCACCATAGCTGTTGGCAAGAATTTGGTCAATCTGTTCTACCAGTTGGTTAACAAACCAGTCTACTGGACTGGTATTAATTGGGGCCGCTAGTTGAGATTTAACCCACAGGTCCCAAACCCCTTCACTTATATGCTGAGCTTGATTGTTCACTGCAGTGCCATCCATGTTGAGTTTTGATTACTACACCGCCGCGGGTAAAGCAGTCTTGGTGTGGGTCTAGGTGGTATTTGATGGTGTTTGCTACATAGGCTAGTGTGACCAGCACAAACATACCTACTACTGTCCAGTGTACCAGGGTTTTATTTTCTTCGTTCATACCGTTTCCATGTTGTGATACTTGCCAAGACCCTTGAGCAGTTCGGGATTAATAATAGGCTGATAAGCACCTTTAGCGAGCGGAACTACGCAGTGTGTTTGTTGGCGTGCTCGTTTTTCACCACACACCATGCACAGTTTACTAATGTGGAGATACCGCTCACGGGGCACATCATCTTGACACTGTGGATTAACGCAGAAAAACATTGTAGTCATTGCCTTTTTTAATTTTGCAAAGAATATATTATACACAGTTAGTCGCACACAATCAAGTGCGAATTCCTAAGGTTTGTTCTACTAGGAGTTTGCCTTCATCCGGGTTTAGGAATCGGCCTAGGCTACGACCCTCAGCCATAGCAATCCAGTCCCTACTATGCACACCAGGTCGCATTACCTGTGCTTGAATACGGTTCATGGTATCTACCAGAATCCAAGTGTTGCCAAGTAGGATCTTCCAAGTAAGTTTTTCAGTCATTGCGATTCATTGCCTTTTTAAGCATATAAACAAGGTTATTAATAGTTTGCTTGTAGTTGTTGATACTAGCACGTTGTCCTGGCAGCCAGTCGGGTCTAAGGGTAAGTGCTAGCTCGTCGTCTTGGGTAACAATAATAGGTTTTTGAGAGCCGTCACTCCAGCGCAGCCTGTAGCACTCTAGGACCACAGTTTTTGGCTGGTGGGGGGTGCTGGAGTCTGCATCTGTCATCCACTGGGTAGTGGCCGGCTCTTGTACCGCTACCCGTACTCGGCCCTGTTTTTCCATTTGTTCGATTAACCAAGTGGGCAGGTCAAGGATTGTGATAGGCTCAAAGTCTCGGGTATATAGTACTATGTTCACCACAGTCTCCTGTAAATATCAACTACACGATGAAGCTGCTGCTTATCTTCGGCTAGATAGGCCATCTCTAGCCTGTTAAGCTCGTCTAGCATTTGTTCAACTTGAGCCTTGGTATCAGGATCAAACTCACGACTAGTAAAGCCTAGCCCCTTTTGACTTGCCGACCATTTGTTCCAGCCGGTGACCTCGTAGGGATCAGGCCGGTTGGGTCGCGCCTGAGTCCACCAAAGGTAGAGTTCTTTAAGCTCTTGTGCAGCGTGAGCTTGATCTGGACTCTCCGAACCCAGTTGGATCTCCCAGTCTAGGTAGTCAAGACCTGCTTTGGGACACCGCCAGCCACGAGGGTATGGCCACTTGAACAACCACCACGGTGCCTGATACCGTTTACCGGCCTCCCGATCCCAGCGAACTTGATCCAGTGCTTTATCAATCTCTACAAAGTCGACCAGCTCACTCATTACACAGGGTAGGAGACGATCACAGAAGTCCCAGCCTGTTCCGGGCCGGATGTGTTCCTTGTGTGATCTGAGCACGTGTGTTGGTCTCTGCCAGCGAGTGTACACCCAGTATACTAGGCTATCAATCCGATCCGGAACCCAGTGGATGGTGGCTTGTACCTTATCTAGAAGTGTTTCGGCAATCCAGTAGCGTAGGGGATGTTTTTGCTTAGCTTCTACCTTCCAGCCTTCCCACTCGTCCCAGCCCAAGGCTGTGGGCTTAAGTGTACCACGAATCCTGTCCGCTAGTGGTGTACACGACCAATAGTGGGTTCTCATTATGCCTTACTCCAGGTATGTGCAATTTTAACAAAAACACCAGCAATGCTAAGCAACCAAGCACCCGTAAACTTTTGAGAATCCCATTCCACAATAAATGTAGTGTCCAGCATAATTAGTGCCCACAAATCAACCACGCCTACTAGTAGTGGTAGAAAAAGTAATAGGGCTAATAAATTAAATCCAATATTTTTTACCACTTTGCTTCTCCTGGAATAAGTTTGCGGTATTGAACCCAACCGCAGAAGTTGCCCGACCATAGCTGACCATATCGATCCTGATGCGATACACCAATACGCTCTAGGGTATCCCACTGCGTAATAGGAGTAGCCTGATGTTCAACTGGACTAGCGTGTGCGGGTTTAGATTCTACTAATTGATCATAGATACGAATAGCTTTGTCTAGTGAGGTATCCTGCTTGCGATAGCTTACCTGTGCACAACAACTAGCACTAATCTTGATAGCGTCGGCCAGCTTGATTTCTAGGCCTGTTTGTTCATCAATAAACATCTGCGTATGATTAGCAGCACGAGTTGTACGAACATAGGGTAGGTGCCATTCGTCCGGTTGTAGTGCTTGAGGTTGTGATGCGCGGTACAGTTCATGCATTTGATGGGCAAGTTCCTTAAACTCAGGCTGTGCCATCTCATGGTCTCGTAGCCAGAAGAAGTTTTCCCACTCCGTCGCAGTTACTACAGTTTTAACAATTTGAAATGGCTCTGTGAGCCGGTTAGTAATCTGCTTGTGTACATCAAAATCTGCTAGTAACCTGCTGTAGCGAATAGCACTATCTCGAGCTTCCATCCAAGTTAGCCTAGCATAGTTTTGCATATCTGGCAGTATTTCTTCATCTGCTTGCATGCCTGCTTTATTTTGACCCCAAACCACAGGAACCGCAGTGTTATCACGAATGTGTTCGTGCATTTTTTGTACAGGAATTGCACGCGAACTAGCTGTATTGCGCGATAGCATACGGTGAGTATTAAACTCAGCTAGGATAAAGCGTGGGTACTCAATTTCAAATGTAGTAATTCTGGACTTAGTGGGAGTATATACACTGTCCCTGATAATAGTAGCTTTTATATTGCTCATTTTAGTGGTAAAATGTGTGCCGACCTATAGTAGCCAGCTTGCGGTGTTGCCAACGTGGACGAACTGTGTGATTGTGAAAGTATAGTGCAGGAAAGTGTTTTGCATACTCATGTGCAAACTCTTGTGCAATAAGTGCTACTAGGATGCTATCATTCCAAGCCGGTATATCAGTTATCCTAAGATGTTTGTTTCTAGTCCAGTGAAACTGTCCGGGTTGATAAACTACTTTACAAATAGTTTTAGGAAACTGCCAGTGATTAGTACGATTTATGGTAGTTATAGCCACTGCCATCTTACCCTGCCAAGATTCACCACGAGCTTCGTGGTAAACATTACGGGCCAAGCACTGTGTTTCTGGATCCGTGGGCTTTGCCCCAGCAGCAGAAATTAGCACTGCGCCACACAACACAACAAAAAACTTTTTCATTTGAGCCTCCTTGGTGGATTGCTCAAATCACACACTAGTTTAGTCTACAATTTGCCATACTTGCCAGTTCTTTCGTTGGATTCGGTTAAGATCAATTTGATTTTTGTAACAATGAAGCCATGCGTCTAGATAGAATAGGAATTCGTTAGCTAGAAGCGGCACTTTATCCATTTTTACGATTTGCATTTTTGGTGTGATTTGGTAAAGGTTATTAATGGGTTCTAGCCTAAAAAGTAATGACTAGATTATATATTATACTCTATCAACAAAAATAAATCAAGTCCGAAATATAACCAGGTCTTTGATGGGCAATAAAAATTTTGTGTTGCACAAGGTTCTGCTAGAGTGCTATAATTATAAAAATTGTGGAGGATTTACTATGCAAACAGATTACACTAAAAACCTAGAACAGGTTATTAGACAAGAATTGCTTCCTACGTATTTAAAGTATAATAGAGAACACACCATAGAAACTAGTCCTAAAGTAAATGAACTTATAGAAACACTTGCGGTTCGTCGTGAACAGCAGGTTCCCGCACTATTTAAACCACCAAAAAAGTAGCGTTGACATAATCTTCCACAAATGCTATAATATTACTTTGCGTGGTGTTCAAGGATTTGACCACGAACTGCTAGTTGCAAGAAACAACTCAAATGCCTTAATCCACTATATAATCTGGGCCGTACACGGCTTGGAGGTACAAGTTGGATGCTACACTATAAGTCCTGTGTACAGGTAAGTGTGTTCCCGCGGCCAAGTTCTCCTACGAGACTTGGCCGCCTTTGTCTATACTACAACCATGACAACTATAAATTTTACACAAACACCACTATACTCGCAAGAAGAAGTAGACAAAATGAAGCAGGCTATAGAAACAAATCAGTTTTTTGGGCCTGGCTGGAGTAAGCCTGCTTGGCAAGAGGCTACACCAAAACCGCAAGGTACTGCACTAAAGTACGATAGTTATAAGGCTCCTATGAGCCTACTCAGCAGTGAAGCACTACATCAAACTGCTATGGTACTAGCCTTTGGCAAAGAGAAGTACGCTGCACATAATTGGCGTGGCGGATTTGAGTGGTCTCGTCCACTTAGTGCAGCACTACGTCACATCCTAGCTTTTCAAGACGGCGAAGATCGTGACCCTGAATCGGGACTAAGCCACCTAGCTCATGCTATGTGTTGCATTATGTTCCTCCTAGAATTTGAAAAAACACACCGTGAACTCGATGACCGCTGGAAGCCTGAAACTAAGTGAGCTGGTTAAACGCCTAGAGCGTACCCGTGTGCCGCTTAAAAAAGTATGCAATGAACTTGACCTAGACTACGAAAGTATACTAGAAATGGACATTGGCATAGAGCAGTGTACACACTGTAACATCTGGTCTAAGCGACTAATCCTAGACCTAGATCAAAATCCCATTTGTAGTGTATGCAGGGATATAGCTGGTATGTAAAACACTGGCCGTCGTTCAACGGATAGGACAGCATTCTTCTAAAGTGCGAATGGGGGTTCGATTCCCTCCGGCCGGGCCAAAGATTTCTATCTTGACCCTAAATCTCAAAAATTATATAATATTTTATAAATAATTCACACAGAGAACATCATGCGAGTGCATATCGCTAGCGACCTACACATTAACTTTGATACCGGACACGACACACTAGTCCTGCCGGGTGGTGATCTCCTGCTCCTATGCGGTGACCTCTTAGAGGCAGGACATATCCGACTAGCACACAATGTGGGTCGTGGTATGAGTACTCTAGATGCGTACCACAAGTTTTGTGATACCCAACTGCCTAAGTATGCACAGGTCCTATACGTGTTTGGCAATCACGAGTACTACCAGCATGATTTCTCAACTGCGCGTAAGCGTATTGAACCCCTTCTACCCCCTAACGTAACTATTCTACAAAACAGTTATGTTAAGATTGAAGATTACCTGATCTGGGGCGCTACCATGTGGACGGATAATGATCGTGGCAATCCCACAGTTGCCCATGCTATTGGTGGACTCATGAGTGATTACCAAGTAATCAAACACGAGCCTGCTAGGTTTGTAGAGGGAGCTGGTGGTGGCTACTGGACTAACAAGTTCACCCCTAGTGATAGTGAGCAAGAGCACCGGTATAGCCGTGCTCGACTAGAAGAATTTCTACTAGCCTACCCCAACCACAAAACTATTGTGATGACTCACCATGCTCCTAGCTACGAGTCAATTGCTAGTGAGTACCGTGAGCACGTACATGGTTATATCAACCATGCATACTACAGTGATCTTACTAACATCATCCTAGACAATCCGCAGGTTAAGCTATGGGCACATGGTCATGTGCATTCGATGAATGACTACCAGATCGGTAGTTGCCGTGTGGTAAGTAATCCTCGTGGATATGCTGGTTACGAGCGACAGGCTGAGCGTTTTGAACAGGCTAGCAGTAAAGTCTGGATTGACTTGGAGTAGGCTATGAATATCCGATTACACAACTTTATACATTGTGGAAGTTTTACCGTAGTAGAGCGACTAATTATTGTTGTGGGGTGTGTAGTTGGGTTATTTTTAATCTTGACTTAGTGGATACGGTGTGCTATAATATCTTTTCATTTGGAGAAGAAAACATGGCAGGCTATACCCGTGAATTTTTGTTGGAATGTTTTGCGAGCAGATATGAGCCACTGGGACTTGAAACCACCGAAAAGCAGTACAAACTGGCTAGCGACCTCTACGACCAAGTCGGCAAAGACAAATTCAGAGTCTATGCTAGCTTGGACGCCGAAGCAGTCCGTAACTATAAAAACACACGATAATGTTCAAACAACACCCCAGAGTTGGTTTTGCTTGCAAGATTCAAGAAAGCCATGACAAAGCAGCTCCAGGCCTAAACACCGGCACTACCACAATTACTTGGCTAAATAATCAGACCCGAGATGTAGCTGTAGCCAAGCTATGGGGTATTCTGGACAAGAATACTAACGCCATAATCAGGCAACTAGAGTGGGTAGCTAAAAAGCCAGCACAAGAGCGTATGTTCCGCCTAAGCAGCGACTTGCTTCCAGCATATACCCACGACGACTGGTCGTGGTGGTACTGGGAGCCAGACGTAGTTCGCGAGCTAGAGGCTAGATTTGATATGATTGGCAACCTAGCTAGACAACACGATATTCGACTTAGTTTTCATCCCGGTCAGTTTTGTGTACTAGCTAGTGAAAACCCAAATGTTGTTGAAAACTCTATTCAAGAGTTTGAGTATCATGTAGACCTTATTCGCTACATGGGTTATGGTCGTGAATTTCAAGACTTTAAGTGCAACGTACATATTGGTGGCAAACAAGGTCCAGAAGGTATCAAACAAGCACTTAAGCGTCTTAGTCGTGAAGCTCGCAATGTGCTTACCATTGAGAACGCTGAGTTTAGCTGGGGTATTAATGCTAGTCTAGAGCTAGTAGATCACTGTGCACTAGTCCTAGACATTCACCATCACTGGATTATGAGTGGGGAATACATTGAGCCAACCGATCCTCGTGTACAGCGGTTATGGGAATCTTGGCGAGGTGTTAGGCCAGTAATCCACTACAGCTTGAGTCGTGAAGATGTTGTAGTCGAACATGATCGCAATGCCCGACCCAACCTGCAGGAATTGTTAACACAAGGATTCACGCGAGCTAAATTGCGTGCACATAGTGACTACTACTGGAACCTAGCTTGTAACGAGTGGGCCGGTAGTTTTCTAGAGTATAGCGACATTATGCTAGAGTCCAAAGAGAAAAACCTTGCTCAGGCTGCTTTTGTCAAGCAAATGAAAATTTAGACTTGCACTAGACCAGTAAACGTGATATAATATGTGTATAGTGTGAATTAAGAAAGAAATAGCAATACAACTATTACCGTTTAATTTCTTGTCTTGATTCACGCTAACTAATACTGTATAATATTATATATGGGGCGGCACAAACCGCAAAAGCTCAACAAGCGTCAGCTTGGGGTGCATGAGCCACAACGATTAAAACCTTAGATCGTTACCATGCCCAGGTGGTGGAATTGGTAGACACGCTGGTCTTAGAAGCCAGTGCGCGAGCGTGACGGTTCGAGTCCGTCCCAGGGCACCATAGTTAAGTATTTTGTTCGTCCTAGGTGAAATAAACAGGACATTGCAGCCCAGAGAAATAAGGGTACCCGGCCGGTATATCCCTAAAGCGGGCTGAAGTTAATCGTAGCCGATCCTTAGCGGGATCATATGGCAGGAAGATTAACTCATGCGCGAGCAGGCAGTAAGCAAAATACTTTACTATGGATGCGTAGCCAAATGGTTGACGGCAGCGGGCTGTAAACTCGTGACACTAGAAACGCTGGTGGTTCGAATCCATCCGCATCCACCATATTGAAGCACATTAAAATCCCTAAAAAGATCAGGGCTGGTACACCACATACCTCTCAAGGAAAGTATGTATAGACCACAGTGTGTTTCAATATGGTTGTTGACTAGCCCGATAAGGCACTCTAAAGCCTGAACTGGGAAAACTTATTTCTAGTCAACATCCGTAATTGCGCTGCTCACGCTGAACCTATAAACTCTAGGCTGGTGACTAGGCTGGGGTCGTACCCCGTAAAGATATTCGACTGTACAACGTGAACAGTGAAGTCTAGAGCAAGCAGGAATGAGCACCTGCATATAATAGTTCCCGCCACGCTTACATAGTCGTATCCCTAGACTATACCGCGCAACAGGGCGATAAAAGTTACTAGTGATGGTGGACTACGTAACTGGACATTCTAGACCTGCGGGCCGTCGCCCAATAGTAACAAGACACTATGAAGCCACTTTAGGGAGTGGGGCCATAGTTCAACTCATACTCGTGATTTGAACTATGGTTTTTTGGAGATAATAATGAGTCGTACTCTAAAAGATAAACCGCACACTGTAGCGTATCCAGAAGATCACTACTTATACGATGCTATTCGTGTAGATACTAGTAGCTTTGGTTTTCGTTACATACAAGTTGCGGGCAAGAAAACTAAAAAGCGTAGAAACTACTGTCATTTTCGCTGGTATAGCACAACACCTAGCTGGTGGACTCGTATTACTATGAATCGTCCACAGCGTCGTCGTGGCCGTGTATGGGAGCACGCAGTGCTCAAGACCACAGACCTAGAGCTAGTAGATCCGCCCGCAGTAGGACGTAAACCACACGTATATTATTATTAAGGGCTGCTAGTGATAATGGGAGCACGGTGCCTTTGCACGGCATAGGTCGGAGTTCGATCCTCCGGCGGTCCACCATAAAAGATTTGGGAACCAACCCAAACAGCCCCCGTAAGGGGAATTTAAACACACGGAGATGTGTATGATGGCATATAACGGATTAGACATTATTTCAGTCGATGTTCCGCTAATGCTTAGATTGATGGAATTTGCGCGCGAAGATGCTAAACACGATAAAGATTTGCACTTTGTAGCAGAACACCTAATCAGGCTAATGCAAACAAATACTCTCCTCACTATGAAACACTATGACACAATAGTTGATAGAGGGGGTTTTTAATGGGCGATAAATATTACAAGTTCGTAGAGATTGAGGTTAGCCCTAAACTCATGAAAAAGCTCTTAGAACATATCAAAGACCCTAAGGTAACGCAAGATCATATAAACTATATGATGGAAAACTTGATGTGGTTAAGTAAACACGACGAGTGCCTTACCCTAGATGAGTACGAAGTAATCACAGAGAAACCCATAGTTAGTTAATTATGGTCGGCAGCTAGGCTTGCCGGCCTAGTAGCCGTTTAACTCCACAAACAATAATAAAAAACGGAGAACAAAATGGCAGAATCAATCACACCTGCAGGCATGATGATGAGTGGCGGCGGCGACGGTCTTTTCGGAGGCGGCGGTCTTATTGGCGGTCTTATCCTAGGCTCGCTCCTACGCAACAATGGTAATCTCTTTGGAGGAGATGGCGCAGCTGCTGGAGCAACTCTACGTAGTCCGCCTGAGCAAGTTCAAGCCAACATGAGCCTAATGCAGAGCATTGGTCAAGTAGACAAGGCAGTAGCTGTTAGTACAGCAGCCATGGAAGCGTCACAAGCCAATCAAACCATTGCTTTTACAAACCAGCTCAATGCACAAACAGGCTCATTGGCAACTCGTGTTGACGGTACCAAAGAAGCAGTTAATGCGACCGCTATGCTGCTTTCACAGCAACTTAATGGCGTACAACAACAAGTAATGGAAAACCGTTACCAGTTGGCACAAGACATTAACAATGATGGTGACAAGACTCGTGCCTTAATCACTAGTCAATACGAAGCCACTCTAAACCGTCAACTCAGCGATGCTAATGCAAACATTATTGCACTGCAATCTCGTTTTGATACCGCAGAGCGTACACGTGGTGTAGAGGTCAATACAACAACCACTGTTAACCAGATGCAACAGCAAGCTCAACAGCAACAACAATACGGTCAGCTTTACAATGCTCTCTGGGCCCTTGCTCAAAACATTCAGAATACTAACTCAGCAATCAATGTTGGTAGTGGAACACAAACCGCTAATCCAGCAAACACAAATACAAATATTAGATAATCTCTAATTAACGGTTGGCCCCCCACGTTCAAAAGACCTGGGGGCGCTTTTTATAGGAGATTATTGTGCAAAGACAAAAACAACACTTATTGCCACCATTTATGTGGCAAAAGCAAGGGTTTGCTCTTGTTCCTGCTCCGCCCCTGCCGCCTCCAATCATGGAAGATAATGACTTATTTATCAACTATGGCATAGGCACGCCCGGACCACCCGGTCCACCAGGACCACCTGGTCCTCAGGGTCCGGAAGGACCACAAGGACCACCAGGCTCACTAGCAGATGTGCCTGTGCAACTCATAGATACGCCAACCTATAGTGCTACCACAGATGAGTACTTTTTAGGCGTAATTTATAATGGTGCAGTAACGGTTACACTTCCTAGTGGAACCCTTGGCAAAGTGTTTATTATCAAAGATAGTGCGGGGGATGCTAATACAAATCCAATTACTGTGACTACTACAGGCAGTAGTATTGATGGCGAATTAACTTATGTTTTAGACACAGACTGGGGCAGTATTGGTTTGGTCTATAATGGCATAGAATGGAATGTAGTATGAGCTATAATCAAGCACTAGCAAGTACCACAGACTATGGCGTAATCAAAGTAGGAAGTGGATTAAGTGTAACAAATGGTATTGTTACTGCAACTAGCAGCAGTTTTGGCGAATATGGATTTGTTAATAGTAGTACCCCACAAACTAATCCAGTTGCTAATCAGGTTAATGTTATTACATTTGATACATTAGGCCCAGCTAATGGAGTAAGCATAGGCGGCGGCGGTAACAATATCACTGTTGCAAATGCAGGTATATATACTCAAATATTTACACTTATAACCACAAAAACCAGCGGTGGCACAGCCACACTAAGTATATGGTTACGAAAAAACGGTGTAGATATAACAGGCTCAGCACAAGAGTTACAACTAACAAACGTATTATCTATAGTATTCTTAAGCGGTAATTATACACTGAGTTTAGCAGCAGGAGATAACATACAAACCTGTTGGAGTAGTCCAGATATAACTACTGGTTTTAGCCCACTAGCTGCTCAAGTAAATCCTGTTAGACCAACAGGTTATGCAGTCAAGGTTACACTAACAAGGATAGGATAATATGAGTATAACTTATGATACTAGAACTATTACAACAACACCCGCCACAATTGATAAAGACGATGAGGTTATATTTAGTAATGTAACAACTGCGTCATCACTGGTACTACCAAACCTATCTGGAAGTAATACTGGTAAAACTTATTATATCAAAGATTTTTCAGGTAATTCAAAAATAAATCCTATAACTATTACTGCACCCAGTGGAAAAACCATTGATGGTGCAAGTTTTGCAATATTAAATACTCCATATAGCCGCGTACTACTTACTTACGACGGCACTAACTGGAAGAGTATAGCAGGGTAATTTTCAGTGCCAACAATAACAATAACAGGAGAAAATCCATGGCATATAATTCACCATTAACCTCAACCACCAACTACGGTGTAGTAAAGGTTGGATCAAATATTACAGTTACTAACGGCGTTATTTCTGTTGTAGGAAATGAAACTGTTAATACACAGCTAGTCAACAACGCAGCAAGTCCCTATACCCTAGACAGTGCAGGTACTACTCCAAATTACTACTTAGGCGTAGTAGGCACTGGAGCTGCGATTGCTATTAACCTAACTGCCGGTGTAGACGGTAGAACAGTAGTTATCAAAAGCGAAGCTGGACAAACCAGCGATATTACCGTTACGCCCAATGGTGCAGAAACCATTGAAAATGCAGCAAGCTACACAATATTAGCCGCCACAGATGGAGCAATTACACTAGTGTTCCGCGGAACAAATTGGAACGTAATATAAGGAGGACGGTATCGATAACACTACTATAGATGAGGCGGCTGCACTATAGTAGATTACATGCGGGTGTGACTGCTCTCAAATTACAGTTAAATAAAAAGTAGTAAAAATGTCAGCTTTAAAAATTCATAAATACTGGTGCCCAAAACAAGAACAAGATTACAAAACCATAATGCAAGCTGTAGATGACTTGGGTGCAGCTAGTCTTGCTCTAGCAACTAACGGTGCTCAAGCCTATACACAGTTCCTACAAGCCCGCGATCAATTTCAAGAATGTTTTACAGAGATAACTAAACACTATCGTTATGTAGAACAAGACAGTTAAAATTTTAATATTGAACTATGCAATCTAGTTTGCTATAATATTACTTTGGCGTTGATTAAAACTGCAAAGTAATTTATATTTAATTTAGGTATATCATGAAACTAAAACCTCGTAATCCGTATGTGGCACTAGCCCGCAAACGTAGGGCGGGTTCACATACCAAAACCCATAAACAAGTTCGTGGTCAACTAAATCGCAAACTAGATGCATAAGTTAATGGAAGGGTTGCTAATATTGGCCTTAGGGCGAGCCTTATAAACTCGTAAGCACTGTCCAGATAAGGCAGTTAATGTGGGTTCGATTCCCACCCCTTCTACCATAACCTAGTGAGTTGGCTGAGTGGCTTAAGGCAGCGGTTTGCTAAACCGTCGATTCGGGTCAACCGGGTCCGTGGGTTCGAATCCCACACTCACTGCCACGGAGAATACTATGAACTACTCTACAGAAACGCTTATAGCAGCCTTAGATGCTATAATTACTAAAGCAAAAAATGTTAAAAGGGGCGATAGCGTTAGTTGGAATTCAAGCGGCGGTACTGCTCGTGGCAAAGTTACCAAAGTAATTACTAATGGCGAGGAACAAATCCCCGGTAGTAGTTTTAAAATTACAGGAACGCCAGATGACCCAGGTGCTTTAATCAGAGTGTACAGGGAACAAGATGGCGAGTACAAGCCTACAGATACTATTGTAGGGCATAAAACAAAAACTCTAACAAAAATTCCTGCACTGGATTAACCATGCCTTGCTATAAATGCGCAAACGGTAAGTACAAATATGGTCAACGTGGCAACTGCCAGTTTGACACACTAGAGTCATGTAAAGCTGCTGAAGCAGCTATTCATGCTCGTGAAGGTGACAAGGGCAAGAAACCTTACCCTAAACCGCCGAAAAAATAAGCACCTATCGTCTAGCGGCCTAGGACAACTCCCTTTCACGGAGTAGATCAGGGGTTCGAATCCCCTTAGGTGTGCCATACTCGGTGTAGCTTAGTCCGGCTTAAAGCGCCTGCTTTGGGAGCAGGAGATCGTGAGTTCGAATCCCACCCCCGAGACCAATCCTGGTTAGCTATAGAACCTAAACCGCTATAGCCGTTACTAGCCGCGGCAGTGCTAGCGTCATCCATAACAGACGATACGGGTTATGCCGGACAGGTAACCGGCTTTTTTCTTTTACACACACAACACACAAGGAAGTATCATGACAACTAAAAATCCGTACGAAATTCGCACTGAGCTGCTACAACTTGCTCAGGGCTATCTTCAACAACAGTTTGAAGCTAATAAACAATTTGCAGAGCAAACATTTCACCAGATGGTAGAGCTTGGCAAGGTTCAGCCCGAAGATTGGGCTACGCATATGCCCAAGTTTTATGATTTTAAAGATATTCTAGAGAAAGCCAAAGAGCTATACGGCTTTGTAAATAATGAAAGTCGCTGATATGTGGCAGCGCGTCCTGGAATTTGTTCGTCCGTACACATTCGAGGATTATGTCAAAGAATACGGCCCTAAAGACCACAAAGAACTAGAAGATCTAGAAAAGCGCTGGCTTACTACTAGTAACTGGTTCAATCGCTCACAATAACTAATTTTCGCGGGATAGAGTAAAGGTAATTCAGGAGTCTCATAAGCTCCAGATGGGGGTTCGATTCCCTCTCCCGCAACCACTAACCTCCTCATGGTGTAATGGCAGCATCACAGTCTCCAAAACTGTTGGTTGCGGTTCGAGTCCGTATGGGGAGGCCAAGAAAATTTTTGTCTTGACCCTAAATCGCAGATTTGCTATAATATTATTTCTGTGACAATTTAGGAATCTAAATGGAAGCGTTGAACCAAGTTACTAGTCCCATGTTCTTGCTGCCTGCCTATGGTCGCCAGTATAAGACTCGTGAGCAAGCGCTCCGCGACTGGCAGGGTGGCAAAGACTTTCAAATTGAAGGCGGACCCTACTGCTCGATCCGCGACCTTGACCTAATGCACCAGCAGTTCCAAAATATCTATATCCTCTACGACAGGGGAACTGTACTAGTCTGATCTAAGCCCTGATGGTGAAATAGGTAGACACAAGGGACTTAAAATCCCTCGCTGAAAATGCGTGCCGGTTCGAGTCCGGCTCGGGGCACCATACACTTAGGAATCTGAATGAAGTATCCATACGCTACACTTAATATGTGCCTAAAGAGTATGCTAGGTTCACAAGAGCTAGTAGACAAGTGGTACGAATCACCTAATCGTGCATTTGGTATGCAAACTCCACTCCAAATGTTGGAGTCAGGGGATGAACCTCGTAGAACAGTATACCGGTACATTCTAGCACAGCTTAATTATATTCCACAGTAGCTCAGCGGTAGAGCAGTTGACTGTTAATCAATTGGTCGTTGGTTCGATCCCAGCCTGTGGAGCCAAGTGGGGTATAGTGAAACGGTATCACACAGGATTTTGATTCCCATATTCTTGGTTCGACTCCAAGTACCCCTGCCACAAATCATGAAACAATTCGACCTAGACGAAATTAAACAGTTTATTAGTGCTCAAAGCGCAGATACTCGAATATACTTGGGCGCAGATAGTGAGCGTGTAAGTGGTGGTGATTGCTGGATGGCTGAATACTACCTAGCGGTTGTAGTTCACATTGAAGGCAAACACGGCTGTAAGATATTTGGTCATATTACTCGTGAGCGAGACTATGATCAACGCCGAGATAAGCCTGCGCTACGACTCATGGGTGAAGTGTATAAGGTCGCACAGCTATTTAATGAGCTAAGCGATGTACTCCAAGACCGACACGTAGAAGTGCATCTAGATATTAATCCAGATGATCGCTATGCTAGTTCACAAGTAATTTCTCAAGCTATTGGATATATTCGTGGCACCTGTAATATAGAAGCACAAGTTAAACCTCAAGCATTTGCAGCAAGTTACGCAGCAGACCGACTAAAATTTATTCTTTCAAACTAAAATGACTAAAGACCGCTTTGATCTTGAACAAGAAATCCTAGATTGCTGGCATATTACCGATGATCTGCAGACTATTATGGAAACTGATAGTCTTGAACTTAGTGACGATGTGCATAATCTCTTACTTGGACTTAAGACTCTTTATCACCTTAAGTTTGAGCGCACCTTTGCAACATTTGAGCAGCTGGTTACCCAACGTAAGCTAGATCCCCGAATTATGTAGATGTGACCCGAAAGGCTAGGGACTGGATTGCAAATCCAGTATATGCAGGTTCGAGTCCTGTCATCTACTCCACACCGCCCCTTTAGCTCAGTGGTAGAGCAATCGCCTTGTAAGCGATAGGTCATCAGTTCGAATCCGATAGGGGGCACCACTAAGTATAATCATGAACGAAGAACTTAAAGATTCACTAAGTGAAATTGGCGAAGCTTGGAATAAAGCTATGCTAAATATTGAGCAGGCTAGTGAGGAGTACTGGAATAGTTTAACCAAAGAGCAACAGCTTGATGCATTCTGTGCAGTGTGTCGTCGCATCTACAAAGGTGATATTGAGGACAAGGGCACTTACAGGTATGTTCTCTACAATGTGTTTGAGTTCGGGCCAGAAGCCTATGCTCCTGCACAGATGGCAGGATACCTGACTATACATAATAGCATTTTTGATGCTGAACATGATGACAACTTGCTAACTAAATTTGCTGAGTTTTGTGGTCTTGACCAAGCAAAAGTTAGTGAGTTCTGGAATCAGCATTCTTGGGCACAAGATATAGGATAAATACTATGGCTTGGGTATGGATTATACTATTTTCTGTGTTAGGCACTGGCGGCGAGCACGGAACTAGAGGTGCATACTCTAGCAGAGCTGAGTGCGAACAAGCACTAGCCAAACTTAAACTAGACTACGAAACTAAAGGTAAAACCCTAGTTGGTAGTTGTAGTGTTACGCAAAAGAAGATATAGTTGTATGAAGTTAACCCAAAGGTGCTTTGGACGCGGGTTCGACTCCCGCCTGGTCCACCAGAAACATTTTTGTCCATGTATTTGGGAACGGAAAGATAAACCGTGAGAATGTTTCTGATGGGCTAGTCATGGTTTCGACAGGGTGCAGAGTAGGAAGATGGACAACTCGGCAATGCAGAAGCCGTAGGGCTGGGACTACCCGGCTAGAGAAGCAAACAAACTAAACGCAAACGATGAAACGTTCGCATTAGCCGCCTAAACTCGGCTTAGGGTTCCAGGTTATCCTCGTAACAGAAAACCTGGACTTAAATGGCCATTTGGCATTTTTATTAACAATTCTTGCTCAACCGAGGAGAATGAGATGACACTAAAAGATATTAATAAATACTTTCTAGGCTTTGATGAAGCCCAAGATCGCATTAACAAATTGCATACGCAAATGATTGCTAAAGCAAATGTTAATTATCCACCATACAATGTTCGCAAAGCAGAAGATCACAAGTATCTCCTAGAACTAGCTGTTGCTGGTTTTAAGGAATCAGAGATTAGTCTGGAAGTATCAAAAGGCGAACTTGTAATTACTGCTCAAAAGTCTGAGCAGGAAGAAGATAAAGATTATACAGCTTGGATTCATCAAGGTATTGCCTACAGAGGCTTTACTCGTAGCTTTTTCCTAGACAATCAGTATGAAGTCCTACATGCCGAGCTTAAAGACGGCTTGTTAAAGGTTTACCTAGGCTTGCAAGAAACCCTGAAGCCTAAGCGTATTCCTATTGGTGGACAACAACAGCTTGATCTTTAGAAGCGTGGTCGAGGGGTTTAAGGCACCGGTCTTGAAAACCGACGATTCCGTAAGGGGTCCGTGAGTTCGAATCTCACCGCTTCTGCCAACATAGAGGGTGCCCAGCACCCTCTACTTTTTAGATTTGCGCCAATGAACCAAACAAAAATTCCACCCAGTGCTGGCTACCTTATTCCCCTACCAACTAAAATGTTCCTAAATTGGACTGTGGACGAGTGGGGATTCTGGGATGTAGAAGTGCTAGTCTTAGACTAATATGATTACCCCTTGTATTAAAGTGTGTAGGCTAGACCCTAAACTAGAGCTATGTATAGACTGCTGGAGAACTAGGGAAGAAATCCAAGACTGGACAGCATACACAGACAAACAACGAGAACAAGTAGTTAATAAACTATTCTATAGACAAGTTAGGTATACTAGCGGGTATAGTGTTTAACGGTTAGCACGCCAGTCTTCCAAACTCGAAGTGAGGAGTTCGAATCTCCCTACCCGCTCCATGAAAAAAATTATACTTTCCCTGTTCGATTATAGTGGCAATTGGCCTAAATACTACCGCGACAGCGGATTATATGACGTATATCAAGTAGACGTTAAACTTGGTCTTGATATACTTGATATAACTCCCGGCGACTTACCACAACCCATACACGGCATCCTAGCTGCTCCACCTTGCACAGACTTTGCTAGTAGTGGTGCTCAGTACTGGGGGCAAAAAGATAGGGATGGGCGTACCCAGCAGAGCCTACAGCTAGTAGATAAAACCCTAGAAATCATAAGCTATCATGAACCCAAATGGTGGGTGATTGAAAATCCTGTGGGTAGACTAGCAAAACTTAGGCCAGAACTAGGCACACCTTGGTACTTTCAGCCGTGGTGGTTTGGTGACGCCTACACCAAGAAAACAGGATTGTGGGGCACATTTAATCGTGACCTGCCTCAATCACCAGTTGATCCCGACCCTAAATCGCCAATAATGCAATTAGGTGGTAAATCAGAACGAACTAAAGAATTGCGTAGTATGACTCCACTAGGCTTTGCCCTAGCTTTTTACCTAGCAAATCCCTAGTACCTTAGCTCAGTGGTAGAGCATCTCGTTTACACCGAGAGGGTCGTGGGTTCGAAACCCTCAGGTACTACCAAAACTTAAACTTGCACAGGCCCAGTCAGTGTGATATAATATAAAAATGTCACACAGGCTGGGCATTATTTTTAAGGTTTAAAAATGAGCAATGTATTTTTTGCTAGTGACCATCACTTTCATCACGAGAACATCTTAAAGTTTCTTAGAAGTGACGGCACACAACTACGTAGTTTTAATGGCATTAACCATATGCACGAGCACATTATTGCTCAACACAACAGTGTGGTCAAACCTGATGACAAAGTATACTTCCTAGGCGATGTTTGCATGACTAAGAATGCAACAGGACTAGAAATTCTAGGTCGTCTTAACGGTATAAAAATATTGATCCGTGGTAATCACGACGAGTGTAAGCTAGCACAGTATGCACAATACTTTGATGATGTTCGTGGAGTATGCCATAGGTACGGTGTAGTAATGACTCATGTGCCTATACATCCAGAGAGTTTGGATCGCTGGGGCACTAACTTACACGGACACCTGCACTACAAACGAGTGCTCTTACCAAACGGCCACCCAGACCCACGTTACATAAATGTTAGCATGGAGTGCCTTGACAACTATACTCCGGTCAGCCTAGCAGATATAAATAAAAGGATTGCAAAAAGTGCAAAATAAAAGTTGGCCGTGGCCACGTAGCTCAGAAACCCTAACTAATACTAACACACAAAATACTGTAGAATATGCAGGGGTTCCTGTCAGCAAACAAACCGTACTTACACTCAAAGATCCAGGTTGGATTGTTGCTGTGTTTTTTGGTGTTCTACTTTTCATGCCGCTGCTGTGGGCAGCATTTATGTAACCTATACGGGCCTCTAGCTCACGGTGGTTAGAGCATCCGACTCATAATCGGCAGGTACTGGGTTCGACTCCCAGGGGGCCCACCAATACTATGAATAATATTCCACAATTAGCACAAATTATTGAACTAGCACAAGAGGAAGAAGTTAACGATCCTATTGACTGGGGTATGCTAAGCGTAGATGAAAACAGTGCTTATTTGCTAATCGCAAACGGACTAGTAGACCTGTTTGGCTATCCTGAAACTGAACGAGAAATGCTAATCTTAGCTACTCTAGTCAGAACAACAGTAGAAAACTTTACCCTAAATCTTAAACTACTAGGAGATCCAAGTTGAGCAAATATATTGTAGCTAGCTACATGAATCATACCGGAACTGTAGATCAAAAAATCATACACGCGGATACAGATTTTGATGCTGTAGTTAACTACTTAGGCGCAAAACCGCCCGGTATTGCTACCCTAGACAAACTCTTAGAGTGGTGTACAGATCAAGATATTGCAATTAACTTTATTGAAATTAACTAAGGAAACACAAATGAAAATCTTTTTTGGCGCAGTAGACTACGATCCCAGCGAGCTTGATGCAGATGAGCTGTTTACTACTGATGAAGCACCTACTAAATACTTTTATTACGAGCTTGAGTGGGGCACTAATAACGGTGGTATGGAAGACGTAATGTTGCGTGATACCTGTGATCGAGAAGTTCCAGTTAGCATTGACCATATTAATGAACTTATTGATGCACTAGTTCGTGTACGGGATATGAACGATGATATTAAGCGCGGCAAAGAGCTTGAAGAAAAGGTAGAGGGAGATAGCGAAGAAGTAATTGGCGATTGCTGGTAATCTATGCATGAAATTATTATAGTATATTTTTCAATTGCACTAGCTACTAGCATTGTTAGTTGGTGGTTTATGTTTAGACCCTTAGTTAGAGAGGCTATTCAGGCAGGAGTAATTAACGATATTACTCGTAGTCCCAAGTTAAGCTCTGTAGTGTTTATTTTGCTAAACACACTAATGGCTCCTATCGTACTTCCAATAGTATTTATTCCATCAATGTTTGAATCGGCTAGAGCAGGAATGCGGCGAGCAATTAACGAAGATTAAAAAATTTAATCTTGAATCGTGTGCCATATATTGCTATAATATTATTTCTTCATTAGGAAAACACAGACTATGAAACTTGTAGAATTCAATTACACAAAACAAGATGGTTCCCAATCACAACGTGCTGTTATGGTACTGCAAGAACCTCAGCGTAATTACGCTGGTATTGATCTCACTCAACTTGATGAGTCTAGCTTTGCACTTTTCTTGGACGAGTATCGTCAAGTAAAGAATCGTCAACATGAAGAAATTATGCAGCTAATGGCTCGCCATGATCTTAAACACAATTATCGGCAGTTTGTTCCTGATCGGATGCAAATTACCGAAACTACTTTAGTATGACAGATAAACCATTCAGAATATGGGATGCCATAACACTTCAAGAAGCAGCTAAAATCGCCATTCAATTAGGCGCAATTATTGACGAAACTTGCCGACAAAATAAAACTATTCCAGCTATGTTACCACCTAGCTTAATACCTACAGAAAAACTTTACATTTTAGCCGCAAGTTTTGATGCAGCATATAACAAACTAATTGAATACGAACTTACAAAAACCGGAAACTTACGCTCTGACAAAGACAATATACACTAAGGATTAAAAATGACTCAATGGACTCCTGAACTTAAAGAACAAGTTGTTAAAATGTATCAAGATGCTGATCCTACCCCTGAGAGCAGCACTGAGATTATCAAAGACATTGCTGACGAGATCGAAGCCTCACCTAACGGTGTTCGCATGGTTCTTGTTCAAGCGGGTGTCTATGTTAAGAAAGAAGCCTCCGCCAGCACTAGCAAGGGCGGCAGTACCGCCAAAACCGGCGAAGGCACTAAGCGTGTAAGCAAAGAAGCAGCTATTGCTGAGCTTACCAAAGCTATCGAAGCCAAGGGTGCTCCTATCGACGAGGATATTCTTGGCAAACTGACTGGTAAAGCTGCTGTTTACCTGTTGAGTGTTATCAAGGCTTAATATTCCGGGCAGCCATTGCTGCCCTTATTTTTCGAGGTTATAGGCTATGGCAAAGAAACGATCAGCTCTTGAACAAGAGCGTATGACAGACACTAATCTACAAAAGGTTATTGGTCTACTTGAGCCTAAAGATGCCAACACTAAGCCTATAACCAAAAAAGAAGCTTGCGCGATTCTAGGCATGAACTATAACACTTCACGCCTAGAAACACTTCTTGAACAGTTCAAAGAGCGTCAACGTCGAGATGGTGAGCGTCGGGCAGCACTACGTGGAAAACCTGCAACCCAACAAGAAACCGGATTTATTATTCGTGAATATCTTGAGGGTAATACCATTGAGGGTATTTCTAGGTCCACGTATCGTGGTGGGGAATTCATTAAACGAATTCTAGAAGAAAACCACGTTCCAAAACGAAATAGTTCTCACGACTATTTTCATCCCCAACTTATTCCTGAAGGCGCAATGCAGGATAAGTTTGAAGTAGGAGAAACTGTATATAGCAGCAGATATGATTCTACTGCAAAAATTATTACAGAACTGCCTGATCCTACTTATGGCTGGGTTTACCGTGTATGGCTAACTAATGAAAAGTGGCTACAGTATGCCTACCAACCAGCCTGTGAATTAGCCTCTCTTAAGCACTTAAAAGAAGTTGGAGTTCAATTCTAATGGATAATAACATTATCTATGAAAAACTTATAGAAGAAAACTTGGAAAAAGGCTTTCAGATCAAACTGGTGGTCAATGACTTCAGGGAAACAATCTATATTCAACTCCGAAAATACTTTTTAAGCTATGAAGGCGAGTGGGTTGCCAGCCGAGAAGGTGTAAGTTTCCCAGCTAGTATGGAGAATATTTACAACCTTCTTGACGGCATGATGGAAATCTGCGCTGAAGCAGAGGGTGAGGAAATCATTGAGCACTACCATAACCAGCTCAAGAAATCCTAACTTGACCACACGACCCTAAACTGTTATAATATTAAACTCTTGTGAAAGTTTAACATGACAAACAAACTCAAAGAATTTCTTGACACAGCAAGCAAGCACTATTACGACGGCTGGCCTATTATTAGTGATAAGCAGTTTGATAGTCTTGCTGAGTTGATTGGCTACGGCGAGGTAGGTAGTGCTCCGCAGACCAATAAGGCTAAACACTTTAGGCAAATGTATAGTCTGCAGAAATTCTATGATGATGAGGGTCAGCGTAATCCACTAGAAGGCGTTCGGGAAGTTAGTGTTACTCCCAAACTTGATGGCGCAGCCATCTCACTGCTTTACATCAACGGCGAGTTAGTTCAAGCACTTACTCGGGGCGATGGAGTAGAGGGTCAACTGATTACTGACAAGCTGTTGTCAACTAACCTAGTACCGCATAAAATTTCCTATACGCCTATTCTCCAAATTACCGGAGAAATTGTTGCTCCAAGCCATATTGAAAATAGCCGAAACTATGCCGCTGGCTCCCTTAATCTAAAGGATCTAGATGAATTTAGAACGCGAGCCATTAGTTTCTTTGCCTATGGCTTATTCCCGCACTGGTCAGACTCATATTCGCAAGATATGAAATGGCTGCGTAAGCAGGGTTTTCAAACTGTCTTGGAAGCAGACTTAGATAAAATTTATCCTTGTGATGGTGTAGTATTTCGTTGTGACTCAAACCAAGAGTTTGAAGCCTTGGGCTATACTAGCAAGCATCCCCGTGGTGCATACGCTAGAAAAGAACGAGCTGAACACGTAGAAACTACACTCTTAGGCGTAGAATGGCAAGTAGGTAAAACTGGCAAGGTTACCCCTGTGGCTATTCTAGAACCTGTTATGATTGGCGATGCACAAGTGAGCCGAGCTACCCTAAACAATCCAGGCTTTATCGAAGCACTGGGCCTTGAAATTGGCGACAGGGTAGCTGTAATCAGGGCTGGAGAAATCATTCCCTGTGTGCTGCACAAAGTAGATGCCTAAATTTATCAGGCTCGGGCAAGTAAAATTTAGACTTGCTAAGCCTATACAATTAGTGTATAATATTTATATTCTGTTGGATAAAACCCCATGAAAATCACGATTCCCACAAATTGTCCGTGTTGTGAATACCCACTTGAGTGGGTTAATGACCAGCTGTTTTGCCGGAATCAGGCTTGTAGTGCTCAGCTTGATAAAAAGTTAGAACACTTCTGCAAAACCCTTGGTATCAAGGGCATGGGTTCTAAGACTATAGAAAAACTAGAACTGGCAGATATTACTGAACTCTACTACCTAGAGGAAAGTGAGATTGCTGAGTGCTTGGGCAGTGAGCGTATGGCTGAGAAACTGATTGATGAAATCAATCGCAGCCGTAGTGCAAGTCTAGCCGAAGTCCTAGCAAGTTTTAGTATTCCCTTAATTGGTAACACCGCATCACAGAAAGTTTCTAAAGTAATCAGTCATATTGACGAACTTACCACAGAAAAATGCCGTGAAGCTGGTTTAGGGGAAAAAGCCACCGAAAATCTTATGAATTGGATTCAAACAGATTTTCAAGAAATGAGAGAATTTCTGCCGTTCTCATTTCACTCTAACCATGTAGTAGATGCCCTAGAAGATAGAAAAACTATTTGTATTACTGGTAAACTAAAAAGTTTCAAAACAAAACAAGAAGCATACGATCAACTTGAACAGCTTGGATTTAAAATTTCCGAAACTGTAACCAAATCCCTAGACTTTCTAGTTGACGAATCTGACAAATCTAGTTCTAAGCGTAAACGTGCCGAAGAACTAAATATTAAAATTATCACAGACCTACAACAATTTTTGAAAGAAAATAAAGATGACTGAAAAAGCTAAAAAATGGAATGACGAGGTTGTTGACCAACTGCTTCAAATCGTTGGTAGCCAAAGCCCCGTTAGCGTAGCTAAAGTTGAAGAAGCCGCCGAAACCCTTGGATTCACTACTCGTAGTATTGCTGCTAAACTCCGCCAGCTAGACCGTGATGTTGCTAGCATGGCCAAAGAAAAGACCACTGCCTTCACCGAAGACGAGACTGATGATCTTGCCAACTTTGTTGAGGATAATGTTGGTCGTTATACCTACAAAGAAATTGCAGAAAACTTTGCTGATGGCAAGTTTACTGCTAAACAGATTCAGGGTAAACTTCTTGCCCTAGAACTTACCGGCGCTGTAAAGCCTGCCGAGAAAGTTGAAGTTGCTCGTACTTACACAGAAGCTGAAGAAGCAAAATTTGTTCAAATGGCTGAGCGCGGTGCCTTTATCGAGGATATTGCTGCTGCCCTTAACAAGACTGTTGCAAGTGTACGTGGCAAGGCTCTTAGCCTTACTCGTAAAGGTCAAATTGCTAAGATTCCCGCACAGCGCGAGTCCCATGCTAAAGATCAGGTTGATCCTATCGTTGCTCTTGGTAGTCGTATTGCTACTATGACTGTAGCAGAGATTGCCAAAGAAGTTGATAAGACTGAGCGTGGTCTTCGTACCCTTCTTACCCGCCGCGGAATTAATGTTGCCGATTACAAAGGCGCAGACAAGAAAGCCAAGGCCGAGGCTAAAGCTGCTGCCTAATCTAGATTAGGCATAACACTAGGCCGGGAGTCTAATCAACTCCCGGCCTTTTTACTTTGGATACTGTAAATGAAAGTTACAATCACATATCACGATACAGAATCGTTTACTGTAGAAGAAGTAGTAAAGCAAGCAGTACATAACTATGGTCGCCAAGCTCAAGTAGAAGTCATGCCAGAATCTACAATGGCATACGACCATATATATTTTGGCTTACAACAGCTCGTAACACATGAACAGCTAAGTCTACTATTTGACAAAGGTAGTAGTTATCAGCAAGATATTAAAAAGTTACGAGAAAATATTGTTTATAAAGTTACAGAAATTATAGACCAAGTTATAGTAGACAATGAATCTAAGGTAGGTTAATGTGGATGTATCCGCCGTAGTCTTAAATAAATTGCTATCTGAGCAGAGCCTAGATATATGGGCAAAGCTTAAGCTGGTGTTTTTAGACCCGGCATACTCCTCTTTGTATAGTGTCATCAATAAGCACTATGAACGGTATAATAAACTACCTAACTTTGATGACTTAGAACTTACTATTAGAGAAGGTCCGGCAGCTAAAACTCTAGCTACACTAAAGCTAACTGAGTTACCCGATGTTAGTGCTGAAGTAGCCCTTGATGCTCTTATAGATCAGTATACTCAGAACGAAACTGTAAAATTATTAGATAAATTTGTAGACAAACTGCCACTTTACGACTCCAACGAAATAAAAGAAAACTTATCAACAATAGCCCTAACCATAGAAGAAAAGACTCATACTAGTGAAAAAGTATACACAATGAGCGATATTCTTCTATTCCGCAATCCTCAAGAGTTAGAAAAAGAACGTGTTTATCTTGGACTTAACAATACTTTTGATGCTGTGCTTGGCGGCGTGGCTAGACAGGAACTCATACTCATCGGTGGTAAACGAGGTAGCGGTAAGAGTATTACTAGTAGTAATATTTTTATTAATCAGTATGAGAGTGGTAATAGTTGCCTTTACTTTAGCATAGAGATGACAGCTATAGAAGTAATGGAGCGAAACCTAGCTATTCTAGCTAATGTTAATCATCAAAGCCTAAAACAAAATAAATTAACTGATGAAGAAGTGCTTAAAGTAGTAAAAGCCAGAGCCGAGATGTTTGAAGATGCGGATCAAACCGTTCTAGAGTTTATGCGTCACAGAGATAGATTTAAATTTGAAGAAACACTAGTCAGAAACTATCGTCTAAAACAAACCAATCAAATGGTTATTGTTGATGATAGAGACTTGAGCATAGGTGCTATTGACTTGCACATTGGTAAAATGAAGGCTAGATTTGGCGATAAACTAGCTGTTGTAGTAGTAGACTACTTAAATCAAATTGTTGCCGATGGTATAGACCAGTATGACTGGAAACCACAAATTGAGGTATCCAAAAAATTAAAGAATCTGGCTCGTAAGTATGAAATAGTACTAGTAAGTCCGTATCAAATTGATGCCAGTGGTGAGGCAAGATTTTCAAAAGGTATTCTTGATGCTGCCGATATTGCATTAGTAATGGAAGCACACGATAAAGAAAAGCAAGCAATTACCTTTGAAACTACTAAAATACGTGGCGGTAAAGAAATGCAGTTTACCTGTCCTATTGATTGGGATACACTACGTATTAGTCCTCAAACTATAGAAAAACCAGAGCACGAAGAAAAAGTAAAACGCGCAGGAAAAACTAAGAAAACACAAGAACCAGTAGACGATCTACCTTGGAACACATAAATGAGCGATCCAGTACTAGAACTATTGCAAAAACAAGGATTAAGTTATACCGTAAGCGGCAGAGATTATCTTGTAAAATGTATTAATCCAGAGCATGACGATTCAAATCCTAGTTTTAGAATAGATCGAGTAACTGGAGTCGCCCACTGCTTTAGCTGCGGATTTAAAACAAATGTATTTAAACATTTTAATGTTTTTACAAATCCAGTACCAATTAAAATAGCTAAATTAAAGAAAAAATTACGTGATCTTATGGTTACAAATACTGGACTAGATATGCCTCTAGGAGCTACTCCTTACACAAAGCAATTTAGAGGTATTAGTCCAAAAACTTTAAAGAAATTTGAAGCATTTTATACAAATCAAGTAGAAAAACTTCAGGATAGAATAGTGTTTCCTATTTGGGACATTACTAATAAAATCCAAGTATTTGTAGCCCGGCATACTATGAGCAATGGCAATCCTAGATATGTAAATTATCCTAGTGGTGTGCAGATTCCCTTATTCCCACCACATATGCCGTACGAATCAACTAGCCTAGTGATGGTTGAAGGCATATTTGATTTACTAAATGTCTACGATAAAGGACTACACCCAGTAGTATGCACATTTGGTACAAATACACTTCAAAACGATACACAGCTTAAACTATTACCATACAGAGCCCAAGGTATAACAAAAATCTACTTGATGTTTGATGGCGACGAAGCAGGTCAAAATGCTATGCAAACACTAAAACCACTAATTGAAGATTGTGGATTTCTAGTAGAAATTATAAATCTACCTGAAGATACAGACCCTGGCGAACTAGATCAAGAAACAGTAGACAGCATAAAAAATTATATTGGATATAACACATGAAGCGCGTAGCCTTAATTGACAAAGCACCAAATAGAACTAGATATTCTGACTACTTTCTTTTTGAGTTTGAACACTTTCATATGAGTAGTGTTCCTATTACTAAGTTGCTCAAAAAAGATGTTGATTTAGATTTTGATCATGAACTGTATGATCTAGTTATTCTAGTGGGCGCAGAAGCTGCTAAAGAATATGCTAAAGTTACCAGCGTTACTAACATGGCTGGGCAGCTAGTAGACGATAAGTTTGTGTGTATTACTAACCCGGCAATGCTTGCGTTCAAGCCAGAGGGTAAACCTGACTTTGAGCGTGCACTAGACAAAATCATCAAAATTTATAATGGTGAAGTTAAGCCACTACAGGCTGGCGACTATAAGGGTATTGATGATACTGTAGAGGCTAAAGAATTCTTTAGGGAGGTTTTGGCTGGTGCCCAGGGCGTGGTGTGTATGGATACAGAAACTACCGCACTATATCCTCGAGATGGCTATGTGCTTGGCCTTAGTGTAACCTACAGGTCAAAACATGGCAGATACATTCTTACAGATTGTCTAGATGAAGAATGTATTCAGCTTATTCAAGAAATTGCTGATACTTTTGACATTGTATTTCATAATCTAAAGTTTGACTTTAAGATGATTCGCTATCATCTTGGAATTGACTTTAGACCAGACCATGTTCATGACACTATGGTTATGCACTATGTGCTTGATGAAACTGATAGTCATGGCTTAAAAGAACTAGCCCTAAAGTACACAGATTTTGGTGATTATGATTCTGCTCTAGACACTTTCAAAAAAGAATACTGTAGATCAAAAGGTATTCTAGAAGAGCAGTTTACCTATGATTTGATTCCTTTTGATATTATCTCAGAATATGCAAGTATTGATACTGCTGTAACCTATGAGCTATATCAAAAGTTCTGGCCTATTATTCAAAAGAATGATAAGTTTTTGTGGGTATATAAAAATCTGTTAATCGATGGTACTGTGTTTCTCATGAATATGGAAGAAGTAGGTATTCCTATTAGTGTAAAAAGAATGCAGGCAGCAAAACTTTATCTAGACGATCAGATTGAAGAAGCAAAACAGGCTATATTTACCTACAAGGAGGTACAAGAATTTGAAAAAGATTCTGGTAAAATCTTTAACGCTAATTCTGTGTTTCATCTACGTGAGGTACTATTCGACTATGTTGGACTACAGCCTACAGGTAAAAAAACTAGTACCGGAGCGGTTTCTACAGACGCCGAAGTCCTAGAAAAACTTAGTGAAGAACACCCTCTGCCAGGTGCTATCCTAAAGGTTAGGCAATTAGGTAAAATTCAAAATACTTATATCAATAAAATCCTGCCGGAGCTAGACAAAGATGGTAGAATTAGGACTAATTTTAATCTTATTTTCACAACAAGTGGCCGACTTAGTTCTAGCGGTAAATTTAATGCACAACAAATACCACGAGATGATCCAATTATTAAAGGATGTATCCGAGCTCCCTTGGGCTACAAAATAATCTCGCAAGACTTGACTACTGCAGAGATGTATTATGCGGCTGTATTAAGTGCAGATAAAAACCTGCAACAAGTGTTTAGCAGCGGCGGAGACTTTCACAGTACGATTGCTAAAATGGTGTTTAATCTGCCTTGTGAAGTAGATCAGGTTAAGAAACTATACCCAGAAATGCGGCAAAGTGCTAAGGCTATTAGCTTTGGTATCCTATATGGATCTGGTGCTCAAAAAGTGTCTGTAACTGTTACAAAAGCTACTGGAAAGCCTTATCCAGTTAGACAGGCACAAGATGACATTGACGCATATTTTAACAAGTTTAATAAACTAAAAAAGTGGCTGGACGGTCGCAAACGGTTTATTGAAGAAAATGGGTTTACTTATAGCTTTTTTGGCAGAAAGCGTAGGTTGCCCAATGTGTTTTCTAGTGATAAAGGTATTGCAGCGCACGAGGTACGCAGCGGTATTAACAGCGAAGTACAATCTCTAGCCAGCGATATGAACTTGCTGGCTGCAATGGAAACTCAACAAGAAGTCAATAAACTTGGTTTGGATGCTAAAATATTCATGTTAGTACATGACTCTATTGTTGCGCTAGTTAATGAAAAAGATGTTGATACTTATTGCAAAATCCTAAAAACTAGAACTCAAACTGATCGTGGGTGCAGTATTTCTGGCTCACCTATTGGAGTAGACCAAGATATTGGTGATGACTACAGTTTTGGATCTTTTGAGGAAACTTATGAATTTAGGGGAGATCGTCTGGCCCGTATTTAGACTAGGAGAGCACAAGCCTACTGTTGAGGATGGGGTTGTGTTCTACTCTAAAGAGTACGTAGATAAAGATTCTACAAATAGTTTTATAGGTTTTCGTCTTGTAGACGATAGAACTGTAGATGCACCGACCCTAGGGCTGAGACGATTGCACTTAAAATATCAGCTTGACCAATCAAAACTGTTTCCTATTACTCGCGCAATATACTTCTTGGTGGATTTAATAAAATTAGCAAAGCCTACTACATGGTTTATAGACAACCATGGAAACTTATTTCAGTACAAAAAATCCACACGCGCCAAGCTGGTTTGCCGGAAGATTAAAAGGGTGTTACCTGCGACCAATCTAGGGTGTATTCTAGAAATTGAGGGTCTAGATCAGAGATTTAAGTCTCTCAGACATCCACAAAATGGTGAACGCTATGCTGGTATACTACAGTGGGGTTTAGGTTATATGTTATACGGCTTATACTTGGATCAATTTAAAACTACCTACAGGCTAATCTAGCAAATGAAAGCAGTCATAAGTAATAAAATATACTTAAATGATCCAGGTGCAGAACTATCTAAAAAAATTATTGATACTCTTACCTATAAGTTTAAAAAAGATACTGGTAGTAAACATTTTAGTAGTATAGAAACTATTAGAAACTATAAAATAATTGGTAATGGTATTATTAGTGTTCCACAAGGCCGTAAAGATTTAATTCCTCAAGGCTGGGAAGTAGTAGATAAACGAGTACTTGTTCCTGCTCCGTTTCCAGACCCTAAGTTTGAGCTACGCCCAGAACAACAGGCCGTATGTGACGAGATTACAGATACCTGCTTTATTAATGCACTAGTAGGCTGGGGTAAAACATTTACCGCACTACATCTTGCTAGAAAGCTGGGTCAAAAAACACTAGTAATTACTCACACTACAGCGCTTAGAGATCAATGGTGTGAAGAAGTAGAAAACCTATTTGGTATTAGAGCTGGAATTATAGGTAGTGGTAAGTTAGATTGGGAAGATCATGCTATTACTGTGGCTAATGTGCAAACGCTTGTAAAGCACTGTAATACACTAAGCAAAGAATTTGGAACAATTATTCTAGATGAAGCACACCACTGTCCAGCAACAACATTTACACAAATTATTGACACTTTTCACAGTAGATTTCGCATTGCTCTGTCGGGAACAATGCAACGTAAAGATGGAAAACACGTCTTATTTCAAGATTATTTTGGAAATCATGTTATCAAGCCCCCACAAAGTAACACACTGGCCCCAACGGTCAGGACAGTTAACACTGGAATCACACTTAAACATGGCGCTACATGGGTTGAAAAAGTAAATACACTAGCAAACGATACCAGTTATCAAGAGTTTATTGCTGGCATTGCTAAACAAGAAATAGAAACAGGGCATCAAGTACTTATAATTGCAGATAGGGTGGAGTTTTTACGAAATGTCAAAGAATACATCGGAGAAAATTGTGTGTTGGTTACTGGCGAAACCGGGTTTGATGAGCGTCAGACGATTAAACAACAGCTCCTTAACCGTGAAAAAATGTCGATTGCTGGTAGCAGACAAATCTTCTCAGAAGGAATCTCAATCAACTCACTCTCCTGTGTTATCCTAGCAATACCAATGAACAACGATAGCTTGTTAGAGCAAGTTATTGGTAGAATACAACGACAACATCCTGGTAAATTAGATCCACTAGTAGTAGATCTACAGTTTGCTGGTTGGGCTGATAAAAAGCAAAACAGAAACCGCCTAGGCTTGTACCTTAGAAAGGGCTGGCACATTGAAACGGTTTAAAAAATTTTGACTTGCAAAATGTTCTACAAAGTGATATAATATTATTTTACTTCAAAGAATGATCTTCTTTTTTAACCTAAACAAATTAGAGTTTGCTACAAACAACGACCCTGAATATTTAGTTGCAGCTCTACATAAGTGTTTTCTTGGTATTCGGATACCTAAAAATGCACGAGAAAAGTACAAACCTATTTTGGGGCTAGAAGCAGGCAGTAGTTATTTGTTAAATCCAAAAGCACTATTTGAAGATAAAATAACAGATGCAATATTTAAGGCACAGTATATTAGGCTAGCTGGACGCAGAGATTATCTTTCCTATAAAACCATAAAACAAAAACATCTTGACTTAACCTTATACCCAGACTTAAATATAGCTACAATTAAACACAATCCGCTATTAATAATTAAACACGCACATATAAAATTTATATACGAGGAAACAAATGGCACTCTCATTTAAACAAACCAAAGGCAAAGCACAAACATCTAAAGTTGAATCTTACGAGTACAAAGACGGAGAAAACTCTGTTAGGCTTATTGGTGGGGTTCTTCCACGCTATGTATACTGGGTAAAAGGTACTAATAACAAAGATATTCCTATTGAATGTCTAGCTTTTAGTCGTGAAAAAGAAAAATTTGATAATCTAGAAAAAGATTGGGTACAAGATTCGTATCCTGACTTGAAGTGCTCCTGGAGCTATGCAGTTAACTGTATTGATCCTAAGGATGGAAAAGTTAAAGTACTAAATCTTAAAAAGAAACTGTTTGAGCAAATCCTAACTGCTGCAGAAGATCTGGGCGACCCTACTGACTACGATACTGGTTGGGATGTAGTGTTTAAGCGTAATAAAACTGGCCCACTAGCTTTTAATGTTGAATACACCCTGCAAGTTCTTCGTTGTAAACAGCGCAGCCTTGGTGATAACGAGCGTAAGCTAGCTGATACCGCAGTATCTATTGATGAAAAGTATCCTCGCCCCACCAGCGACGAGGTAAAAGCCTTAATCGAGAAACTGCAAAAAGGTCAAGAAGAGGAACAAGAGAATCAAACAGATAGCGAACGTGAAGCTGTTAAAGATTTAGCTTAATAATCCAGCCTGCTAAGCCAAAAGTTTAGCAGGCTATTTTATCTTATATTATGAAATTACTTTTTACAGCCGACATTCACATTAAACTAGGTCAAAAGAATGTGCCCACAGAATGGGCTAAAAATAGATTTCAGCTATTTGTAGATCAATTTCATGAGATGCAAGATAAAGCTGATATGATTATTATAGGCGGTGATATATTTGACAGACTGCCTAATATGGATGAAGTCGAGCTATATTTTGACCTAGTAGCTAGCCTTCAAAAACCCAGTGTTATTTATAGTGGTAATCATGAAATGGTTAAAAAGGATACTACCTTTTTAACATATCTAAAACGTGCAACTTGGCGATTAAATAAACTAGTAACTGTATGTGATGACTATAGGAGTGATTTACTTGGTGGAGACATTGATATTATTCCTTATAATAAATTACGGGATTTTCAAGATAATTACAGTAATTTAGACTTTCAAGGTAGAGTACTAGTAACTCATGTTCGTGGAGATATTCCTCCACACGTTAAGGCAGAAATTAATCTAGAACTACTAAATCGCTGGCAAGTAGTACTAGCAGGAGATCTACACAGTTATGAAAACTCTCAGCGTAATATTCTCTATCCCGGTAGTCCTTATACTACTAGCTTTCATCGTAACAGAGTTGAAACTGGATGCATCTTACTTGACTTGGACAATTTGGAACATGAGTGGCTAAAGTTTGATCTACCACAGCTTATTAAGCGAACAGTAGGCGTAAGCGACCCTAAACCGCAGACATACCCCGATCATACAATCTATGAGATTGAGGGTAACTTGCACGAATTAAGTCAACTAGAAGATAGTGACCTAATCGATAAAAAAGTAGTAAAACGAGCACAAGATACTCAGCTTATTCTAGACCCTAATATGACTATGGCTGAGGAAGTTCGTGAATATCTTACCTATATTCTAGAACTAGATCAGACTACAATTAATAGCGTATTAGAGGAATTTTATAATGCCAGAGACAAACTTACAGATTAAACAAGTTGTTGTATGGTCGCAGCCAAACTGCCCTGGGTGTGATACGGTTAAAAAATTATTAGATCAACTTGGTGTTCTATACCAAGTTAACGTAATAGATACGCCAGAAACTAAACAACTATTTTTTAGTACACTACCGGGTGCACGCAGTGTTCCACAAATTGTAGTAGATGGTAAATGGATTGGTGGACTACAGGAATTTAGAAGATTTTTAAATGATAACAATAAAGCACTTAAAATGGTCTAACTGTTTTAGTTACGGCAAAGATAATCAAATAAACTTTACTAGTGCTCCACTAATGCAATTAATTGGTAAAAACGGACACGGTAAAAGTTCTATAGCTCTTATACTTGAAGAAGTTCTATATAATAAGAATAGCAAAGGTATTAAAAAAGCAGATATTTTAAACCGATATGTAAAAGATAACTGGTATAACGTAGAACTTGCACTAACAAAAGATAACGATGAGTATAGGATAGAAACAAAACGATCTGGTTCTCAGATTGTTAAGTTGTATAAGAATGGCAAAGATATAAGTGGGCATACTGCTACTACAACCTATAAAATTATTGAAGACATTATAGGTATTGATCACAAAACTTTTACGCAAGTAGTTTACCAAAGTGGTGCAAATAGTCTAGAGTTTCTAACTAGTGCGGATACGGCTCGTAAAAAGTTTTTAATTGAACTCCTAAACTTAACTAGGTACACAGAAACTGGTGATCAATTTAAACGCCTACACCAAGATCTAGGAGTACTAGTAGCCAGTGCAGAATCTAAGTTGCGAACAATTCAAGACTGGATTGATAAGTATAACAAACAAAATTTAGAACAAAAACCACTTCTACCAGTTCCTTCCCAGCCAGAAGATGATATAAGCCAATATGCTAGTATTCGAGAAACTATTAGTACTATAAGTGCTAAAAATAAAAAGATTTCTCAGAACAATACATATAAAACAGTTCAAGGTAAATTAAAACTGTTACCTGTACCAGAAAAACCTACAGAAACTATTAGCGAATATATAACTAAACGTGCTGAACATGATAAAACTGCACAAGATGCTCAACAGTTTATTCGTAAACTAACTAATCTATCAGATTCTTGTCCTACTTGTTTACAAGCAATTAACAGAGAAAAAACTCAACAATTGCTTAATGAATATGAACAAATCGTTACAACTAGTAAAGAGTTTAGCCAACAAGTAAACACAAAAATTCAAGATATTGAAAACAGATTAAAACTGTGGAAAGAAGCTATAGAAGCTCAGGCAGAATGGGAAAAATACTATCAACTAATTGATAATGATTTACCCAATGAACTCTTAGATGAAAAAATTCTACAAAAACAGCTAGATGAGTTGCAAAAATCCATACAACAAGCTAAAACTGCAATTCAAACTATTGAGCTAGAAAATCAAGCACGACAACAGCATAACAGTAAAGCAGAACTTTTAAAGTCTCAGCTTGCTGATATGCAAGAAGATTTAACTACTTGGCAAGCTAATCTTGCAGGTTTACAAAGCCGCCTAAATATACTAGCGATTCTAGTAAAAACATTTAGTACAACTGGTTTAGTAGCTTATAAAATAGAAAACTTAGTAAAAGATCTAGAGGTACTAACCAATCAATATTTAGCTGAATTAAGTAGTGGAAGATTTCAACTTGCGTTTGAGATTAGTGGTAATGACAAACTTAATGTTATTATTGTAGACAATGGTAATAACATTGATATACAAGCATTAAGCGGCGGAGAGCGTGCCAGAGTTAATGTAGCTACACTGCTTGCTATTCGTAAGCTAATGCAGAGTTTATCTCAAAATCGAGTAAACTTACTAATCTTAGATGAAACTGTAGAAGCTCTAGACCTAGACGGAAAAGAAAAACTTGTAGAAATCTTACTACGTGAAGAAAACTTAAATACACTACTAGTATCACACGGATTTACCCATCCCCTGTTAGAAAAGATTACAGTTGTTAAGAAACAAAATATCTCTAAGATAGAGGACTAAATGTTAGAAACTATATGTGACATATTTCAAGAAGGGTACAGACGCGGCTGGGTAACTACTCGTGATGGTAATGCTAGTATTAGGTATCGTGAGCAAAAATACTTTTATGTAACTCCTAGTGGTGTTCGTAAGCAAACACTTCAACCAGATCAGTTTAAAAAGCTAAATATTGTTAGTGGAATACATAGCGGAATAGTAGGGCCAGATATGTATTGGAAAGACTGGAAAGAGGCGGAACATACTCCTATAAGTAAAAACTTAAAACCTAGCGGCGAAATTCCTATGCACTTTGCTCTACAAAAGGAAATTAACACAGATACCAGAGTTGTTCTGCACTTACATCCTACATATACAACTGCAGCTATGTATAAGGGAATTGACTTAACAACTTTATCTAATGAGTTCCCTGAATTAAGTAGGTATACTAAAGTTGGAAAAACTGTTCCAGCATTTTTACCACTAACTCAAGAATTAGCTGATGCGTGTGTTCGAAATCTTGAACTTGAACTAGACGGCTCATTAGGGTATAATATAGTAGGAATGGACAGGCACGGCGTTGTAGCTGTAGATACCAGTCCTTGGCGTGCTTTTGAACATATTGAAAGGTTAGAGCATATATGTAAAATTATTTTACATGGAGCTACATAGTGAAGCCCAAACGCTCAAAGATTGTAAAAGGCAAGCATACCACATTTGTTTATCACGCTGGTGGTAAACTAGACATGATAACTGATTGGAATGCCCTAGCCCTAGAAATAAATCAAGCCATAGATAACTGGAAAAATCCTAAGCCCGTGGGTGTAGTTCCAAAAATTCGTCGTGGTAGATAGCCGACAAAAGGGCGCTAGAACAGAAACCAAAGTAAAAGAATTTTTACGAGAACATACCCAGTTAAAGTGGGAACGAGTTCCAGGTTCTGGTGCCCTAAATGAAAAACATGGCCTAAAAGGTGACTTATATATTCCGGGCGAAAAGAATATATACTGCGTAGAAGTAAAAGGCTATGCAGACGATCATCTTACTAGCCATATATTAACTAGTAAAAGTCCTACGCTTCTAGACTGGTGGCAGCAAACACTACGAGAAAGTGGTCAAGTCGGTAAACAACCACTACTATTCTTTAAGTTTGATCGTAGTAAAATATTTGTAGCCTTTCAAGATATACCTAATGACCTATATCCTTATGTGTATATAAACAGAGACGAGTATAAGTTTTTTGTTGCACTAGCAGAAGATTGGATAACAAATGAAAATATTGAGTTTATCAAAACCTAGGATTGTCTATGATTAATAAATTAGTTGGAATTATTCTTGCTACAGCCTCTATTTCAGTTGCAGCTCAAACAATTACAGCAGCAGGAGCTACTTTTCCTTATCCAATATACGCTAAATGGGCTGAAGCCTATCAAAAAGAGACTAAAATTGGATTAAATTATCAAAGTATTGGCAGTTCTGGCGGTATTCGTCAAATTAATAATAAAACAGTAACATTTGGAGCTACAGATGCTCCGGTTAAGGGTGAAGACCTAGATAAACTGGGACAAGTTCAATTTCCTGCAATTATAGGTGGAACAGTTCCTATTATTAATCTTGACGGATTCCAACCCGGTGAGCTTGTTATTACCGGACCCGTACTGGCTGAAGTTTTCATGGGTACGATTACAAAGTGGAATGACCCTAAACTTCAGCAACTTAATCCAGCCAAAAAATTACCAGATATGGCTATTACCGTAGTACACAGAGCTGATGGATCGGGAACTACTTTTAATTTTACTGATTACTTGAGCACAGTAAGCCCAGACTGGATGAGTCGTGTAGGACGTGGCGCAGCAGTAAAATGGCCTGCTAGTAGCAGTGTAGGTGGCAAAGGTAATGAAGGCGTGGCTGCTAATGTGCGTAGGGTACGTGGTTCTGTGGGATATGTAGAGTATGCCTATGTTAAGAAAAATAACATGACCTACATGAAACTACAAAACAAGGACGGTATATTTGTTAATCCTGATGATACTACTTTTGCTGCCGCTGCGGCTGGTGCAGATTGGTTTAGTGTACCCGGTATGGGTCTAAGTATTGTTGATCAACCGGGTAAGAATACTTGGCCAATTAGTACTGCTAGTTTTATTATCATGTACAAAGATCCACAAGATAAAAAATCCAGCCAAGAAGCTATTAAGTTTTTTGATTGGGCATTTAAACACGGTGCTAAAATGAGTGAAGAACTTGATTATGTACACCTTCCAGAGACACTACAAGCTCAAATTAGAACCCGTGTTTGGAGTCAGATTAAGCACTAAATATGAGTAAATCATTTCAACAAGTAAGTGAATTAGAAAATACCTTAATGGTAGTGGATGCACTAAACTTAGCATTTCGCTGGAAACACAATGGCGCAACAGACTTTTATGAAGATTACTTGCGTACAATAGATAGTCTTAAAAAGAGTTACAAAGCTCGCTGGGTTATTGTGGCTGCGGATCAAGGTTCAAGCAGCTATCGTAAACAGATTTATCCTGAATATAAGCAAAACCGAAAAGATAAATTTGCTGAGCAAACTGAAGCAGAACGTGCAGCTTTTGAGCGATTTTTTGAAGACTACCAGCACACACTAGACTGGATTCGTACTCAGACTACATACCCGGTTGTTCAGTTTCCACAAACTGAGGCTGATGATATAGCCGCTTACATAACTCAACAGGTCAAAAACTATCCAGTTACCCATACTTGGCTAATCAGTAGCGATAAAGATTGGGATCTACTAGTGGGTGAAGATACTAGTAGATTTAGTTATGTAACACGCAAAGAAGTTACAGCTAATAATTGGCACACTCACTACGACTTTACACAAGATCAATACATTAGTATTAAATGCCTAATGGGTGATACTGGAGATAATGTTCGCGGAGTAGAAGGCATCGGCCCTAAACGTGCTCATCAACTTGTGGAAGAATGGGGCACTGCTCTTGACATAGTTGCAAATCTACCTATCTCCAGCAAACTAAAATACGTTAAAACACTTAATGATAGTGCAGATACTATCATGCTAAACTATCAACTTATGGACTTAGTTACATACTGTGCAGATGCACTAGGTTCTAATACCCGACAAATAGACACCATCCTACAAGAGTATATTAAATGATGATAACAAATGGCGCAACACTAACAGGAACAACTAATATAGCAGGATTTTATGCTAGTACACTTAATATTCAATGTTTACGACTAACGGCAGATGCAGAGCTACCTAAACGTCAGCACCCCACAGATGCAGGAGCCGATCTGTGTAGTGCGGAAACTATTGATCTTTATCCTGAAGAAACCAAAGCTGTTGGTACAGGTATAGCAGTCAAAATTCCAGTAGGCTTTGTCGGGTTAATCTTTAACAGATCCAGTCAAGGAAAAAGGGGAATCATACTGCCTAATAGCGTAGGCGTTATAGACAGTGATTACCGTGGCGAACTAAAAGTTCTGTTAAAAAATATTTCAGGCGACCTATATAAAATTTCACAAGGCGACAGAATTGCCCAGCTAGTAATAGTACCAATTCAATTAGCCACATTTACAGACTGCTGGAATGATACCCAACGAGGTACAGGTGGCTTTGGCAGCACAGGAACATAGAGGAGTAACATGACAAGCACACGAGCACAAGTAATTACACGCAGAACTTATAACAGACCCATCAGTGATGATGGCAAACAATTTGAAACTTGGCAAGATACTGTTAGCCGAGTAATCTCACATCAGGCATGGTTGTGGGAACGTGCTGCCGGTAGGCAGCTGCTTCCCAATGAGTACGCAGAACTAAATCGCCTAGAACAACTTATGCTTGAGCGTAAAGTTTCTATGAGCGGTCGTACCTTATGGCTAGGCGGCACACAAGTAGCTAAAAATCGTGAAGCATCACAGTTTAATTGTAGCTTTACAGAGGTTGAAACTGTATATGACGTAGTAGATGTACTATGGCTACTTTTACAAGGTTGCGGCGTAGGATTTAAGCCTATTATAGGCACACTAAATGGATTCTCAAAACCTATTCAAAATATCGAAGTGGTACGATCACAGCGTACTGAAAAAGGTGGCTGTGAACATAATGTAGAAACTTGGGACCCGCAAACAAAAACTTGGCGTATTCAGGTTGGCGATAGTGCAGAAGCATGGGCTAAAAGCATTGGTAAACTAATGGCAGGAAAATATCCTGCTGATACTCTTGTTCTAGACTTCAGTCAACTGCGTCCTGCTGGTGAAAGGTTAAAAGGCTATGGATGGATTAGTTCGGGTGACTCGGCTATCAGTACTGCTTATGTTGCTATCGCCCGTATCCTTAATGGACGGGCAGATTCACTACTCACCAGAATGGATATCATGGATATTGTTAATTGGCTTGGTACCATTCTGTCTAGTCGCCGAAGTGCTGAGATTGCGCTTTTCGACTACGGCCAACCGGAGTGGCAAGAATTTGCAGTAGCTAAAAAAGACTGGTGGTTGCATGGCAATGCACATCGTCAGCAAAGTAACAATAGTCTAGTGTTTAATGAAAAGCCTACCTACGAGCAACTAAGCGAAATCTTTGCAATTATGCAAGAAGCTGGCGGAAGTGAGCCAGGGTTTATTAATGCACAAGAAGCACGTCGTCGTGCACCTTGGTATAAGGGAGCAAATCCTTGTGTTGAGATTCTACTCGGAAACAAATCATTCTGTAATCTTACAGAAACAGATATTGGAAAGTTTAAGGGAAATACCGCAGGACTTCACGAAGCTATACGGCTTGCCGCCCGAGCTAATTACCGTCAAACCTGTGTTAACCTCAAAGACGGTATCCTTCAAGAAGCATGGCATCTCAACAATTACTTCTTGCGACTGTGTGGTGTAGGCCTAACTGGTATTGCTAAGCGTCCAGACATGACTGGTTACGATTATGAATACCTAAAACGTACAGCTACTAGTGCAGCAATTGGTATGGCTGATGAGCTAGGCTTACCACGTCCCAAGAATATTACTTGTGTTAAGCCTAGTGGCACGTTATCGAAAATTATGGATACCACTGAGGGAGTTCATAAGCCTCTAGGCAAGTACATTTTCAACAATGTACAGTTTAGCAAGTACGATCCAGTTGTAGATAAATTGCGTGAAGCAAACTACCGAGTATTTAATCATCCCACAGACGATACCGGTGTTCTAGTAACCTTTCCAGTAGAGTGGTCGGATGTTCCATTCCACAAACAAGATGGCAAAGAAGTTAACCTAGAAACTGCTATTGACCAACTTGAACGATATAAACTAATTCAAACTTCGTGGACTCAGCAAAATACCTCAGTAACTATTAGCTACGAGCCGCATGAAGTTCCACAAATTGTAGATTGGTTAATGAATAATTGGGACTGCTATGTTGGAGTTTCATTTATTTATAGAAGTGATCCTACAAAAACAGCCAAAGATCTTGGCTACCTATACCTACCACAAGAAGTTGTCGACGAATATACGTTTCGCACATATGTTCAAGACCTAAAAGCCGTCAATATAGATAGTGCCAATAGTTTTGACGCAATCTTAGATGACGAATGTTTAACCGGCGCATGCCCAGTAAAGTAATATTTAAATATGAATAATGATCCTATCTTAACACTTACACTTAGCGTAAACGAAATTAATGCACTCTTAGCAGGCTTACAAGAATTGCCTGCTAAAGTTTGCAATCCTCTAAGTCAAAAGATCCAAAAAGAAGCACAAGAACAACTACAAGCACTTCAGCCTCCACCTGAAACGCCTGCTAGTTAAACAAAAAGCCCCGTTACTGTAAAGTAACGGGGCTTTTTGTTATCTGGGTGAATCGTCAGTGTCTTGGTCACTATCCTCATCATCCATATCATCCGAACTATCTTCATCACTATCGTATAAGGTACTAACTATTTCTACTAGTATGTCGCGATAAGGTTGGTCTACGTCTGGTAAGTCTTGTAAGTATACATCAACATGACCATTACGTAGTAGTTCTGCGTGGTACATAAACTGACCAAAGGCTTCTACTTCTTCTGAGATACTTTCGTTAGCATAGTCTTCAATTGCTTCGGCTACAATGTCTAGATATTCCTGCTTTACATATGCTTTTACTGTTAGGCTTAGTAATTTAAGAGCTTTGCCTTCGCGTTCACGCATAATTTGATTGCGTTTAGCCTTGCTCCACGAATAACCACCATCGCCTCCCCAGAGATCCCAAGCTACTCTACCCTTACTAGGAAAACCTTCTTCGCCGCTACGAAAACCTGTAGCCCTTTTGTCTACTTCATGACGAGAAAAAAAGCTGTACATTCGTAGGACAGTTGAAGCGCTTAGTGGATCACGATCCTTTAATTGATTAGCTCTGGCTAAACCTACTAGGGTACCACCAGGCTTACCTTCGTCTTTCCACTTTAGGGCACGACGAGCTGCCGATGCCATGCCACTAGTGGGTTTGTAAGTTTTTGCCATTTTAATCCTTATATGCTAAAATTATTTGTTTACACATTTTGCTACGAACTATATCTTGATCTAAAAATCTAATTACTTCAATACCTTCAATACCTTCTAGCCGTTTTATAGCGTCCTCTAGTCCTGAATTATTTAAGTCTCGCTGATCTGGGTCACCGCTTAAAATTACTTTACAATTTTTACCTATGCGTGATAAGAGCATTTTTAGTTCAGTTTTAGTTAAGTTTTGCGCTTCATCGACTAAAACTATTGCATTATCAAATGTTGCTCCACGCATAAATCCTATAGGCCGGGGTTCTATATCTTTATTTTTAAGTGCATATTCATAGAATCCTTTACCTAAAGATCGTTGAAACACGTTGTCAAATGGTTCTAAGTATGGGGCATACTTTTCCTCTAATTCACCTGGTAAAAATCCTAAGCCGCGGCCAGTTTCTACATTTGGACGGGTTAGTATAATTTTATTTATGCGTCTATGAAAAAGCTCTCCTGCAGCATAGCTAGCAGCTACAAATGTTTTACCTGTACCTGCACTGCCTACTCCAAAAACTACCTCATTTTGTTTTATAGCATTTAAGTATTGTTCTTGTATAAAATTAAGAGGTTTTACATCTCTAAATCCATACTCAATTGGGTTTGATTGAGTATTGGTTTGTTGTTTACGAGCTTTTTTACCTGATCTAGTTGCCATTGATTCGACCCTGTTAAGAAGTTAAGGTTAAACACTTAGATTACTTTTTTGTGTCTGGTTTTACCTCACTAGGCTTTTGAGCCCCTTCTAGTTTCTTATGGATCTTTATAGTTTTACAAACTTCTTGCTCTTTACCTTTGCTATCCTTTTGGATCTCACAGACCCGTTTTGTTTCGGGTTCAGCTGCCACATAGCCTGTAGCAAACAACGAAATTAATACCGCTAAAATATATTTCATGATTAGTCCTTTTTGTGTGGGCTAAACTTTTCAGTAACAATTACACCTAAACCTACTAATACTATGTACATCATACTATCGTATAGTGTTCCGTCTACCTTATACCCAAAAAATAAATTAGCTACAAAACCTAGGCTACATAGCATAAAAGCTAAAAATGTTATTACACGTTTGCTGCTTAGGCTGCCATCTACTCCATCTTGTAGTAGTGATTTAAGCATTTAAATCTCCGGGTGTGGTGCTTGTGGAGGCTTAGGTTTTCCGCCGTATCCCGCTTCTGGCTGACCACTAGCAAACAGTACTGGCTCTTGTCTGACGTGCTGCGGTTTAGGTTCTGGTGTACGTATAGCCTCAATAGTAGCTTTAAATCCATCTTGTTGTTGTTTTTGTGCTTGAAGCATTACTTCTTGATCTTCTTTTTTAGCTCCTGCAAGCATAATACCACTAAGTGTACCAGTTAAAAATGTTGCTATAGGTACAATAAGTTCAAAGAACTTTTGATCAATTGGACTCATAGCATTAAGTGGCTGTGTAACAAATATTATACTGTATAAAACTACAAATACAATGCCTGTTAGTGTAAGTGCTAGACAAACTCCTATAAAGAATTTAAGTCTAGCCATTAGTTGTTCTTCGGTATAAATTAAAGTCTCCTTATTTTGCACCTTTAGCTCCTCCTTTATCTGGTTGACACTGTTGACAAGTTTGAGTCATTGGTTCTTGCCGGGTCTCTGGCGGCCCTAGTCTAGGATCTCGCTGCCCTTTAAATATATGCTCTGGACAAGTACGAGTAACATCGCATAGTGGTTTCTGACACTGCTTAGTTTCCCAGTTTTGAGGATCTTGACAAGGATATCTAAACCTATCGCTACCAAAAGCAGCTAGTGCAACAGGTAGTGCAAGTAAAATTAACAAGAATAGAAATAGTTTTTTATCACTAATCACCGTTAGCCTCCTAGTATGTGTAAGGCGTGCTCGTAGTGTTTTTTACGATCTTCTATGCCTATTGTACCACCATTAATTCGTTTTGTCAAGGTTAAAATATCCCCTTGGTCTGCCCAACGATTTAAGCTATTAGTTTCCCAAAACCAGCACGCACTTTGAGCAGCTCCTTCAAAGGTTTCTAGGTAATCTGCTGCTTCTTCTGGTTTGATTTCTATGCTGTGAGCAAACCAAGTATAATTATCTTTACCAGTTAGCTGAATAAGTCCTCGGCCACGGTATCGCCATCCATCACCTGAAGCCTCATCGCCATTACCCATACGATTAGCATATACACGGTTAGCTATTGCCTCTTGCTTATTGGGTTTACCAGCATACTGTTGTGCTAGTTCATCCGTAGGAAAGTATTTAGAAAATACTTTGCGTAAGCTTTGCCAACGATAGTTAAGATTTTCTTGTAAGACTGTAAACTCAGCCGACTCATGTGCACACTGTGCAATCCAAGCTGCTTGACGTAGTGGAGTGTTAATTTCGTAATCTGGAAATAGCTGATTAATAACTTGTAACCAATAGCTTGTATATTTATTTCGTGGTATTAATTTTTGTAATTGTTCTAAGGTTAAGGTCATTTTATGTCCTCAAATAATTTACGTTGAGTTTTGTACCACTCCTGCCACATACTAGATTTTAAGCTACAATCATGGTAAAGGTGATAATTTTCTGTAACCGTTTTAGCTACATCACTAAGTTTAGCATTTTGTTCTAGTGGTTTTAAAGATCTGCAAGGCTCTAGTAATACCTGTGGTGCTTCTGGAAATTTGGGTTTTAGTGGAACAGGAGTGCTACAGCCTACTAACGCTAGTGATAATACTATTACTATCGATTTCATTGTATTTTTTCCGCCGCACGATTATGTGCGTCTACAAATGGTTGTGGAATTTCACACCGAGTATCATACTTAACTACTTCTCGGTCAACATACTGTACTATATTTTGACCGCGTTCGCGTACTATTTTCTGTTGCACAACTACTTTTTCTACTATCTTAATATTTTCTTTTGCCCCTTCAGCCTCAGCTTGTGCTAGTTTAACTTCTAGTTCTTTTATCCTAGCCTGCCAAGCACGTTCATTAGCTATAGAGCCCAGCATATAAACTCCGATAACTACAAGTATAATAGACCCAATTTGTAGTGGAGTTTTGTACACATGAATTATGGGTAGTGGAATAAACTTAAGTAAATAAGTTACCACTAGTCCAAATAATCCTAAGGCTAGTACCATATAAAATAGCCACCAAGGTAGCCATTGAAGAATCCACATTGCGTCTCCTACCATCGGCCTGCTTCGCGGCCAATATCAAATAACCATACAAAAAATTTAATTGCAATAGTAAGTGTTATAACTAGTAAGGTTCCCCAGAATAGGTTTTCAATAAACCGTTTTCTACGGCGAGCTTGATCACGAATCATACGCTCACGGCGCTCACGAATTTCACGACGTAGCTGATTAAACTGACTATAGCCCTCTGCTCCTAGGTGTTGAAGTTCACCATAATAAAACATATGATATATTTCAGCTTCCATTTCTCGCAATTTTTGCTGTGCTATAATTATATCAAAGGCTTCTGCTGTTGCGGTTTTACCAAATCCTATTTTTTCAAACAAGCCAGGTTTTTGCTCACCCGTATCCGTTTTATTATCATTGATTAGTTGTTGAAGTTGCCCTGCAGCATCCGCCCACTTACTTAATTGACGGTATACTCCCTCGACTTCTTGACCTACTTTTACAGCAGCTTTTAGGCCATTAAATGCAGCTGTTACCGTACCCATTAGCGTTAGCGGATCCATACTACTCCCCTTAATTAGCAAGAGGATTATCTAGTGCCTTTTTAATCTTGTCATCTACCTCACGCCGAATAGCTCGTAGTTCACCGTTAGTATCACGTTCAATTCTGTTTACACGTTCATTTACGGTTTGTACAGTTGCATCAACTTGTTTTTGCATTTCACGAACACTGGTATCAGCACTACGACGTATTTCTTTTATTTCTGTATCTACTTGTCGTCGTATTTCTTTAACATCGTCATCAACTTGTCTACGAATACTAGCCACTTCTTTTTCGGTTTCACGCTGAGCAACTTTAGATCCCCGCTCTACACCTTCTAAGACAGTTTCTGTGCGACGAATATCGCCTTTTAGATTTTGATTAATATCACGAGTATAGCCTACTACTTTTTCACTATTTTCTTCTAGTTTAATTATGCGAGCCTCATATTCACTAAAGTCGGGTGCAACATAGCTTGCAATCTTTTTCTTCATATTTTCGTAGTCTTTGTAGGCTTCAAAAACTCCATACATGCCGCCGACTACACTACTTATAATACCGGCCGCAATCATTAGCTTTGCAGGTGTAAAACTGTACCCGCCTATACTAATCACAGTATCTTTACTAGCGTACTTTTTTAGGGCAGCTTCTGCAGCTTCTACCTTTTTGTTAATGTCAACATTACTTTCTGTATTGCTCATCAATCATCTCCTGGTGAAGCCGGTCGCTGCGCTGTGAAAGTGCGCGCTGAGCACGCGGATTATCTGGTAGTGTACGATTACGATAAATTTCCTTGCTAGTATAAAATACAGCGTCTGGTAGGTTAACTTGTTGATACTGATCAAACCCCGGTACTGTACCCATTTGTGCAACTTGTTGTGCTTGTTGCTGCTGCTGGGGGTCTTGCCGAGCGCGCTCCGCGCGCTGGGTTTGAGCGGCTTGGGTTCGACGTTGCTGCTGTGCTGTAGGTTGAGGTGTAATACCGGATACAGTTAAACCTGTACCAAGTTGTGGGTTTATATTAATTTGAGAAGTAGGACTGGTGGTACTAGTAATACTTGGTACAGTAATTGCTTGCTGCGCTTGAGGGTCCCCTATTAATACAGTTTCTGCTAGTTTGCTAGTATCGGTTAAAGAATTTGATTGACTAGGGCTAAGAGTAGGAGTAGTATAATTGGTACACTGTGGACTACTCTGCGAATTAGATTTACACGCATCTGTTACCTGTTTTTCTTTAAAAGCGTTTGCATATCCTGAACAACCAGAATTGTATAGAGGATTTGCTGTGCATTGTTGATTGAAGTATGCCTGCGGGTACAGTAAACAGGCCGTAGAAAAAAGGGGGTTAGAAGCACATTGTTGATTTAGATATGCTGATTCGTATCCGGGACACTCAGGAGAAAACAAAACATTCACTGAGCATTGTTGACTACGATATGCTTGTGCATACCCCTGACAATTTGGACTGTATATAGAATTAATATTGCATTGAGATTGAAAATATGCTTGTTGATAGTTTGGACAGGTTGATGCATAAAGTGGATTCACAGCGCACTCATCAACCACATACATTGCATTTAAAGAAACATTTTTAATCTGCGGTCCATAATAACCCGCCCAATACCTATCATCTTTTCCATTAAAACTTACATCAAACCTATCAACAAAATCTAAATTAAATGGACTGCCATAATTTCTTTTACCACTTACAGTTTCCCATCCATTTGTTTGATTAAGTGTATAGTTGTCTTTTTGTTTACTGAATCCAAATTGATCTTTTAGATCAACAGAAAAAGAAACAAATCCTCTATTAAATTCACTATTCATGTATTGAAAAGAATAGTTGTATCCATAAAGTCTTAGATGAGTACCTTGTAGAGCTTCACGTAATCTTATTTCTTGGTTAACAATTTGCTGTGTATAACCAAATAGTATTGTTTGTGTTTGAGGATTATAGGCTGCGCGATTTCCTCCAGATGTTCCTCCTGGAGTATAATTACCTGTAACAGTATTTGCCCAGCTATTTTGAATTAGATTGGGTGTTGTATGTATATCCTGAGCACTACAGGAGAATGAGAAGAATAGCCAGGACGCCAAGCCCAGCACTAACTTTTTGCCAGAAACTTGCATTGTTACTCTCCTTTACGGATTCAGGTTTTCGTGTTGGATTGGTGTCCCATATTCTCTTAGCTTCTTCGCCGATCTTACCATCCACTGGACAAGGTGTTCCAGCATTCATCATGGCAGTAAATACTCGATCATCTTGGCATAGTGTGGATACCGCTGCAACCTTCATGCCCATGTCATAAAGATTCTTTGCAAGCTTAATACGTTCACAGTTCATATCCCGAACAGTACTACCACCACTAATACCTAAGATTTGAGTTTGTACTGCTCCTGACACACCAACAGTACAAAGATCATTGTTAATTACAGTAATACCTGGACTAATAGCACTAGGTGGGGGCGATTTAACTGTAGTTTCATTTACGCTAGTACTAGTCGAATTAGATTGACTATTACTTGTTGATTCTGAAATAATCCTGTCTGTTGTTTGGGCAAGGGCAAGGCTTGAAATCAAAAATAATAGCCAAACTAATTGTCGCATAGTAACCTCTACGTATTATGGATTAATAGGTGCGGGTGGTGCAGTAGTAGGTGTAGGTGCAGGAGCCCAAGGTAGTGTAGCTTCAGTTACTGGAGTTAATTTATCATCAATCTGTTTTTGAATTTGAGCATTAACGTGTTCTTCGTAACCGCCAACGACTACAGCTTTAATCCATTCTAAAACCATTTCTTCCGTAAGTTGGTCAAAAGGAATAAATGTATATCCTTCAGGCATTCCTACTGTAGTAAAAGGTGTTGCACCTGAAAATGTTCCTGTATTTCCATTTTCATCAGTACCAGTTTTTGTCCAGTATGTTTGAACAATAGCATTTTGATTTGAACCTTCAGTTTTAGTTTTTGCTGAAGTTACTTTCCATGTATAAGTAATTGCCATTATTTTCTCCTAAAATGTTGGCGCTTGTTTTGCTAGTAGTTATCTTACTAGCATTTTTAACTTGTTGATTTCTGACTGTTATTATTTGATGGGCGTAACTAAGAGGTTACCATAGTAATTCCTTATTATACGGGTTGGGTTGGCCATTCTACTGACCAAGGAAAGTTTGATTGTGTGGTAATATTTCTAAGAGCTTGTCTATACGTTGCCCATGTTTGTTTATCTACAGGGGTGTCTGCTACTTGTGTCCAATCTGTGCTTGAAAGTAGTTCATTTCTCCGTTTTCTTATGTCGTATGCAGCAGCATCAAATCTAGTTTGAATGTGTTCTGGAAGTGCATCAACTACACTCCAAACCCTTGTCCAAGTTCCGTTTTGTAGAGTTGGTTGTAGTTCAACTAATTCTTTAGTATGATCAATCTGTGGCATTACGCTTTCTGCTACCCTAAAAATACCTCTACTATTCAGAGAATCTTCTTCTACAGGAATAGTAAACGATGTATTAGGAAAATCTACTCTTAAATCGTACAGATTATAAGGGTATTTCTCAATTTCACCATTACTATTTAATTTTACATATATCATTAGTTTTCCTTAATTAGTAGTCTGTACCTGCCATATAGTATCCAGTATATATAGTCCATGCGGTACCGCCCGAAGCATTGCCTACAAAAACATAGCTTTGATTTGCTGAAAAGTATCCTGCAGGAGAGGGTGTAGCTAGATAAGAGTTTGTAGTAGCTATGCCAGATGCACCACTCGTTCTATTATGATTACCAAATAATACTTCTAGTACAGGTACTCCGCCTGTTTTTGCGCTATTAAAAAAAGTAGCTTCATATACAATACCAGGTGAACCAATAGTACCGCTAGTACTACCATTTCCTTCATATCTAATTCTTGTATAATCAGTTCCAGATTGAATCATTGAAACTTGTTGATATGAATTATCGGCAGCTCCTAAGTGAATTTTATGTAGAGCAGGATTACTTGCACTTAAACTACTAAAAACAGTTGAACCACTGCCAAAAGTAATATAAGTATTTGAACCGATATAGGCTGTTGTAAAACTATTTAGATTAAGTGCAAAGCTTGGTATAGTAACACTAACAAAACTATCATCAACATTTCCATATGATAAACCTGTCCAACCACTAGGAGGATAATTAGGATGTCCACCAGCACCTAGGGTTGGCGCTTTAGTTCCGGCTGTTAGTGTATACCCTCTGGGTTGACCACTAGCCATAAAATTATTAAAACTAATTGTATCCATTTTAATTATCGTAGTTAGTTAAATAAGAACCACGCCATCTACTTCCAGCATCATCTGTAACAAACATAAATAAGTGAGTTTTACCTGTTGTTAAGGAAGGAGCAGTGTTACCCGGCCATTTTACAGTTGAAGGCCAAGTAATAGTACCACTAGTGTGTGTTACTTCAAGTGTAAATGAGTATGCAAGAGTATATCCACTTAAACTAGTTACATTACTAAATGTAAATGTACTATTACCAGCAATTGTTTTTGTAAAGTAGTTGCCTTGCCTACAATCAATATCTAGTGCTCCAGGAGTGATACCGTTATAATTAGCAGCTTTTAAATGAAAAACATAGTTTTCACCAACATATATATTAGAAGAACTACCTGCTGTTATAATTACACGATCTCCTGTACTACTACTAGCCTCTATGTTTAGATCTTGGGAGGTTTGTCTATTATAAGTAAAAATTTGAGTCAATACATCATTACCACCAGAATTCCTATCAGCAAAACGTATAAATGATCCAAATCTAGCTGCTGTTGGAGTTTGTGTTCTTCTAATAACAATGACAGGATATTCAAGAAAACTATTACTAGTATTTTCGATTAAAAATGTTGATTGAGTACGAGTACTACCAGACATATACATGGGTATGTCTGTTGCCGTTCCATATGCATTATCGCTAGGATCATTAGCAGTATTAACTCGTAGTTTAAGAAGTCTAGAAGTGCTTGCTGGATCTACATAATAAGCAGTATTATCACGATCATACATTAAGTTTGAATAAAAACTACCACTCTCTACTCGAGTATGTTCGTCACCTTTATTAATCGAGAATCTTATTGTTTCAAGACCTTCATTGTTGTAGAATCTAATACCACCATAGCCAGGTTGAGCACCCATGCGAATACCGGTGTGCCAACGTAAATCGAGCTTGGTATATGTGCCACCATAGTTTTCAAAGTTAGTACCAATATAGTAACTGCCAGCCGCGTTATCATCGCCGCCACCAAACATAAGGCGAATACCATCAACGCTACTATAAGGGTTAAGACCATTGTAACCGCCTATAGTGACTCGTCTATAATTTGTTGGATGAAGATTTATTGTCCAATTACCCGTGCTATCTAATAAACCAAATCCAGCACTGTCCCAATAAATAGATCCTTTTCTTCCGGTTGAGCTATTTTGAGTGCTGTTAAACTGGTCATAAAATATTAATCCGCCAACTGAAACACTACCATTATCTGGATTAATGTGCCAGTAATTAGCACCTGCAGAATAAAAATGCGAATCAGTTGCAGTATTGTATAAACCAGTCGCAGAATTTTGATTTCTAAACCAACCATAGTTGTATATCTGATTAGGAAATACATCATTGAGTCTGCTGCTGCCGTTAGGATCGCAGTAGTAATTGGTGTCGTTTTGATCGTAAACAATAGGCGTGCGTACATCTGTGTATGCTTGTAGAATACCATCAACCTGTAACGCTGTAGGTGTTCTAAAGTTTCTTAAGTCGCTAGTTATATTTGTAAATGACTCTGTTGTGGTTTGAGCTACGCTGTATGATCCACCAAGATCCATTGCATTGTTATAAAACGAAGCATTATGAATTTTTCTTAATCTTACAGTACCGTAGTTCCACTCTGATCCAGAAGTTCCAATGACTACACAATACTGACCGTCTTTAAATCCTAGTCTTACTTGTTTGTCAATGAACCCAACTACATTACAAGAATTATTATACCAAGCACTATTCCAATTATGTCCGCCGACTATGATTGTAGCAGTGCGAGGAGAATTGTACTCGTAATAATCAAATACCATGTGTACCATACCATAGTTACCGCTACCACCTGGTAACTTGAATATGATCATACCAGTACTACTTCCACTCGAAGACCACTCTACGTTAGGGAAAGCATGATTTTCGCCTAGTTCAATTGCGCCTGCGATTTTTAATGAACTAGTAGTACTATTTGGATCTAGATAGTATGTGGTATCATTAGAGTCATAGAAAATCTGCGCTCTCATAGAGGAGCCATCTGCTACAGAATAATCATCTCCAACAACACGCAGTCTCCAACTAGCCCCACTGTTTAAAAATCCAATATTATTACTACTGTCTGCATACACATATCCACGAGACGTGCCTTGATGCCCGCCCGTTCTAAAAATAATACCAACATTAATGCCATTATTTCCAGCTAAGTTCCAGTAGTCGTTGCCAGTTGCATACCAGTGATTTCCATAAGACTCATTATACAAACCTTGTTGTCCGTAGTTTCTAAACCAGCCGCCAATATAAACTTGGCCAGCTATGTTTGCATTGTTGCCTGGATCGACATAGTAACCAGTGTTATTTATCTCATAGAATATTGGTGCGCGCATATCATCGCGAGCACGAATACTTCCTGAAACGGCTGCTAAGAAACCTCCATTTTCTAAAACTAGGAGGCCGTGTGTGTTTAGATTGCCGGCTGTTCCACCAGCATTTGGGTGTGACCAAGCTAGTCCATATAAGCTTCCAGTAGTAGTACCATCTGCAGGAAGTTTATACGAATCTCCCATTGCAAACACGCCTTGGTATCTATAAGAAGAATATACACCAACTATACCTTTACCGTAGTCGTCAAATACAATATTACGACCATAAGTAATTCTTGTGGCATCACGGGTGTCGTGGTAGTGAATTAAACTATCTGTTCCAGCATATCGGCTATAACGATATGCAGTATATTGGCTATCCCAATACCATCGGTCACCATACCAGCCACTACTATCTTCACCAAATCTGAATTCAGAAGTACCAGAATCGTGTGCTCCTAGGAATAGGCTTCGTTGAAACGAAGTGCTATTTGGGTCTAAATAGTAACTAGTATCATTAGAATCATAGAAGATTGGTGAACGCATGTCAACAGGAGCTGTAACGTTACCGCTAGTATTGATGGTTAAATATGGTGCTCCCCATCCAGTACTAGCATCTGTCCATCCACCATAATATGCTCTATGACCATGATTTTTAGTTATACGAAATGTGTCGTCACTGCCTGTTACAAATCCTACAGACCAAGAAGTATTTACCTGATTACTTGAAAATAAAATAGAAGGTCTATCTCCGGCTCCATCAATTCTATATTCTGCCACTACACCCCATGAATGGTTTCCGTGAAGATTTCTAAATAAGAATCCGGATCCGTTATTTGTTGCACTTACACGATTATCAAAGAAAGCTGCGTGTCCATTCACTGCGTTGTTGCTTCCAATAAAGTGTAGATTATATCCAGGAGTATGTGTTCCAGATCCACCTGAAACAGTCCAGTCGCCTTCAGATCCTATTCCGATGTAGCCGTTTGTTCCAACATGGAAGAATGAAGTACCATTATATCCAGAAATACCATTGTGAGGATTCCAGTCACCTGCAGAAGAATAACCCATTGACAACATAGTACCAGTACCATTAGTACCAATAACAAATTGATGCCCTGTGCCATTAGATGTAAACTGAATAGTTGGTCCATGCTGTGTGTTAGACGTAACAGTATGATTTAGTGATATTACCGGATACGCGCCATGTGCTTGAATAATTGCTCGTTGATTAGTATCTTGAAGAGAGTATTGTACAGCAGTAGCGCCAACAACTAATTCATTCCCGTAGATGCCAGTAGCTCCACCACTTATAGTCAAAAATCTAGATTGACGTGTTCCACCTGTACCATCAAAATAATAACCAGTATCATTTGAATCATAAAATATTGGTGCGCGATAACTATTGTTGGTTTGAACCGCAGTGGCATACTCAAGGATCCCACCTCTGTAATTTTCTAAAACTACATCACCATAACTATGGCGCAAATTAAATTGGGCAGGACTTCCAGCAGAAGTATTCTGCGATTGTAAAATAGCTTGTACATCATTTCTAAATAAATTTATGTACCCAGCTGTGCGAAAAGATAAATCGGCACCAGGGTCGACATAATAACCAGTATCATTATAATCATAGTATATCGGTGAACGCATCTGACTATCGGCGTCGACGCGTGTATTATAAGATGTATGTGCTCCAGAAGCAGAATCCCAAACACTATTTTGAGCTGATGAAGTTGGTGATACACTCTGACTATTAATACTGTAAGTACTTGATTGTGCAGTAGCACCTAAATTGCGACTAAAATAAAAGTAGTAGGTGCCACCACCGCGTAGCCATACAACTTCAGTACTACTATGTATCATTTGCGTAATACCACCACAAATAGTCAAATTAGTAAATCTTTCGTGGTATTGTTCTACCCTTCTCTTAACTTCAGTAGTTCCCCAGCTACTACCGTTAGTCCACCATCTTAGATTTAAAGTAAATCCGCTTGGGTGTGTAGCCCAAGATGGAACGTTAGAGTTTAAATTATTTTGAATCTCTATCCAGCATCCGCCAGTTGGAACTTGTATAGTTACAGGATAGTAATTGCTTGTGCTATATGTCGAAGTGTTCGACATGTCAACTGTTTGTGGTTTATACAGTTGTACATTGCCGTCATCAATAGTAATTGAGTTTAGTCTGGATGTGCTTGCTGGATCTGTATAGTATGCTGTATTATTTGAATCATAGAATATAGGTGCTCTAGATGAAGAAGAAGATGTTGTATCTCCACTGCTAATTGTAAATGACCAAGTCGATCCATATCCAACATTATTAAATTCATAGTAGTTAGCGTTAAAGTATCTACTGCTTCCTGATGTATAATCTCTCGATCCCCAGCTACCAGCTGATCCTGCAGTCCCCGCCATGTAAAGGAAGCCTGATACATGTGCATCACCACTAATACTTAATCTTACGTCTGGTGTGGCACCACCTAATCCAAGATTTACGAGTTTAGAATTTGAATTTGGATCTACATAGTATGCAGTATCATTAATATCATATAATCCTGGCATCCTTGGCCAAGTGTCAAAATAAAATGCCCCACTTGGTGCACTTAAATTAATATTACCATCACCAATTGGTGTTATCGTATTTAAATAAGTTCCAGAACCTACATTAATGTTCCCAATTCGCGAAGTGTTTAATCTCGATGTGCTAGCTGGATCTAAATAATAATTAGTATCATTAGCATCATAGAAAATTGGTGAACGAATTGATCCGTTGTAAACGTATCCTCCGTCATTAGCGCCTTGTGCCATTAACGTTAGCGGATGATTAGACATCGTTCCAATTTTGCCCACGCCTTGACCAGTGTGTGAATACATCGTAGTGATAATGCCATCACTATTGCTAACTACATCTAATCTCGCATGAGCAGAACCAACAAGATTCATTCTAGCATTCCAACTACCATCATTGCTGGAACTTACGTTTCCAGCAAAAATGTGAAGTAGTCTAGAGCCACTGTTTGGATCTAGATAATAATTAGTATCATCAAGGTCGTATATAAATGGAGCATACAGCGTAACGTGTGATCTAACATTATTATCCCACATTCCCGTCGAGAATAATAGTGTTTCTCCACCATCACCATGACCATTCATATCAGCATCAGTTGTCGGAGAATTATTATAGAATCGTGTTCCTCCGTAATTATAATAACCACCTATTCTAATTCCAGTATGGTGTCCAATGATATAGTCTTTATATGGATATGACCAACTACTATAGCCATTAGCTATATCCATACCCTGTGAATAATGGCCCCCACCAAATGAAGTTCCACCAGAACCAGATCCATGTTGTATTTTACCTGCATAAAGTTGAATTTCATTTGGAAGAATGCTATTTAACCTAGATGTACTTGCAGGATCTGTATAATATGCAGTATCGTTTGAATCATAGAAGATAGGAGATCTAAAATCACCAGATGCATATCCGGTACCGTTGATACTTACTCTGTGAGATGAATTGTGATTGTTTTCACCAAAATACCAATTTCCTGAAGTCGATAAAGACATTAAATAGTAACCAAGAGAATCGCTATATAAGCCAAATCCATTTCCTACACCATAGTTTGGCACGTGTCCGGCAATCCATCTCCAATCATTATTTCCTTGTATGTATAAGTTACCCGCTGTACTACCACCAGGTCCACCGCCAACTCTCAATTCAGCTAAACGGGATGTGTTATTCGGATCGACATAATAACCAGTGTCAGCAGAATCATAGAATATCGGTGCTCTTATATCAACAGAGTTTGTTGCTGAAGAACCAATAGGCATTGCATAATTAGTGTAGTTAGTTTCATCAAGTAAAATTTTCCAAGAAGTCCAAAGATTATTTGTTTGATTGATTGATCTAACTCTTAACCCTAATCCTCCATAGCTTGCACCATGTCCCATGAATAATTGAAAATTTCCACCCGGATCTACAGGAACACGTCCCATTACACTTAATACAACGCCGTATTGTGGCCACCCTTCAGCAGAAGAAACAAATGATGTCTCCACCCCGGAGTTATACCCAGATGGCAGGGTTGAGTTGCTCCATTGATATGCAGGGACTCTGTCAATCCACTTAGAGTATCCTGTAACGTTACCCGAAATAGCATTACTAACAGTTAAACCCGAAAGATTTGACGTACTTGCTGGATCTACATAATAACCAGTGTTATCTGAATCATAGAATATTGGTGCTCTCGCACTACCACTCATTTGTGTATATGCACCATAGATAAAATGATTAGCGCCTGCAGTAGTGCCAAAAGTAGCAAAAGTGTAGCCGTCGCTATTATTCCATAACTGGAGTCTGCCAGCTCCATCTGTGTTACTGGTATTATTGGAAATAAACCATAGATCTTTTCCAGATGCTGCTGTAGATTTAAGAGAAAGTTTTGGACCACCAGTGGAATTGTTTTGAATAATAAGCCCAGAAGAAGATTCTGTGCCATTTATAACAGCACTTGATGAACTCGCAAACAGATAAAATCCTGCTGCTGGATCTAAATAATAAGAAGTATTAGTAGCATCATAGTATAGTGTAGCGCGCATGTCACTCGCAGACTCAACTCTATTCGCAAAATACGTATATCCAGTATCCCAATAGTGTGTTATGCTATTGGTGCCTCCGGTAAATAGACGCCAATTAACTTTAGATCCTGAAGCATTACCTCCGTCGTTAAAATGAGGATAGTGATTTCCAGCAGAATCCCAAGGAAGAAAATAGAAGTGACCACCAAACTGATTCCCCGTTCCACTCAGTGTAACTGAATTACTTGTACTTGCACCTCTTGCAGTTACAGTTGCGAGTGTATCTGTTTCTGTATAACCGGTAATATAGCCTGGACCATTAGTAAGTTGGTTAAGATTTGTTAAGTTGCCAGCATGCCAAACCTGATTGCCATTAATTTCTAAGGATTTATTTAGCTGCCACTTGTCGCCACTGGACACATAGGTAAAGGTTGCACCTGCACCACCAATAGTAATACCTGCACCATCTGCAGCAGCTGCATTAGGGGCATCCGTAGCTAATTGTAGGTTTAGGTCATCAATAGCTACTGTGGTAGAGTTAATTGTAGTAGTTGTACCGTCTACTTGTAAATTACCACGAATTACTAGCGTACCTGTATTATCACCGATACCGGCAGGGTCAATATACATAGTAGCTGGGCCACGAAGCTCGCCACTAATGGTAACGTCTGAGGCCGAGACTGTGCCTGCAGTTACATTTCTGCTGCCGTCTACAAATTCTTGGGCACCTATTCTGATACCATCTTTTACTTTAAACATATCCTCGTCCCTATTTATCAGAGGTTATATCAATCTGCGAAACTTAAATGTGTACTGGTATGCCGCACTATTCGTAGTTGTTCCAGCTACCTGTAGCTTTAAATCGTCTGCGTTTTCACCAGGAGTTCTTTGAACTCTTAGGAATATTGTTCCACTATTTGGTGCGTGCCCTGCTCGGTGCAAGACAATTTCATCAGTTACTTCACTATTAGTATTGCCAGCAAACCAACTCATTACGCCAGTATAGTATTCTTGATATTGAGTACCACCTACTGTATGGTCACTTACGTTAGTTACTTGAACAATATAACTACCAGTTGCAAGTTCGGCAGCATTTACTCCAGTATCTTGCCAGCTAGTAGTTAGTGTGATGCTTTGTTGATGAGTATATACTTGATCTATACCAGTACCGGTACTAGGAGCTAGGCCTGCGTGTGTTAGGGTTCCGGCAACATGTAAATTTCCACCAATACCCGTTCCACCGGCAACTACTAATGCACCAGTAGTAGTTGAAACAGCAGAAGTAGTAGAACTAATTATAGTTTGTGTTCCACCTATTGTAGTAACACCCAGTGCTCCCGAAACTGTTGATCCGATGTTAATTGTACTAGTCGAACCTGCAAGACCGGCGGTACCAATATTAATAACTTTAGTCGAAACTGCGGTAGTAGCACCCGATGATAAGTTTAAAGTCTGATTAACTGTGGACTGACCGACGGTGATTACACCAGTGGCTGCTGTTCCGCCTACAGTAATTGCACCAGTTGTTTCGCTGGTAGCGATGCTTAAAGCACCCGACGTTAATCCAGAGAATAATGTCGCACTACTCGTAGCAGAACCAACAACTAAATCATTACCAAGAACTGTAATATCACCCCCGATAACAAGATCTCCAAGGGTGTCAACTCGACCTTCAAGTACTGTACGTCCGTTAACGTAAAAGTTATTTGTAACTCTCGTGTTGCCAGCAAGTTCAATTTTACTGGTAGTAGTTTCTGCGTCAATCTCTACTGCCTGACGATCTGTGCGGAATTTTAATACTACATCACCACTAGATCCGCATAAGAATGCTACGTTAGCAGATTCGTTAATGTATATACCGGTTGGAGTAGGTTCAAACCAACCTGTGTAGAATTTATCATAAAATACAGCAGTGGCAATGTCCCACGCTGTGCCCAATCTATATTCATTTACGTCGTCTCCGGTACTACCGTATACGTACATGCGTGTACCAGCAGTGTTAAATCTCAGACCAGTTGGGCCGCTTTCTTGGCCACTAACACTAAATTGTTTAGTCCAGGTTGCCGTTGCAACATTATATGCCGAACTCAACGCAAACTGATGCACAGCATCAGTAGTTGAATCTATGATGTACATTATTGTACCATCATTCTTAAAGTCTACCGCCTGTGGTGCAGTCATTGCTGCTGGAATACCACCTGCATCACCTATGGCAAATCGTATTGAACTTACTAAACTAGCGGTTGTTATATCCCAAGGTGTACCTAAGGTAAAATAGTAAGCTCTATCTTCGCCTGCAACACCTGAACCGTTGGCAATAACAACTCCACTGTTACCAGAGGTTATCATCTTAGTACCATCTGGACTAATAAACAATCCTAATGTACTAACGTCAATTAGTGACATTGAAAATGTTGAGCCTGCTACTGCTGTGGTGATATCCCATGCAACTGACAAATTATACTGGGTAATTGAATTAGAAAACGCTAGATACATTATTAAACCGTCTGGTTTAAAGAATATATCAACTGGATTAGCAACACTAAATGTGCTGTCGTAAGCCCATCCTGCTACGCTGTCTATGCCAGCGGTAATAGCAGTATTTTTAATACCTAGTCTATTACCTTGTAAAGTTAAGGTTCCGGCAACATTAAGCCCTGTTGAAGCTAAAGAACCTATGGAAGTTCCATTTGCATACCAAGTATGTGTACCCTGTCTAGAATTATACCGTACATTGCCGGTGTTATTTTCAGTACCAATATAGACTTCCCAAGTACCAGCAGTATTGTAGTACTCAATACCAGCAAAACCAGCACGTGTAAGGGTTTGAGTCCCGCTCATGTTAATAGCACCAGTCATGGTGCCACCAGCAAGCGGCAAGTAATTAGCTAAACTACTTGCAGTAGCGTACGTATTAGTATCTACCTCATAAGTATCAGCACCCGACTTGCGTAAAAAGCCACTACCTGCACCTGTCATGGTGCCAGCTAGTGCACTAAGTGCTGGACCAACATTAACTTGATAGGTTGTATTAGTTGCAGTATTAGCACTAAATCCTGTACCTGTACCAATGGAAACACTAGTGTTAGTTAGGCCCGCCTGAGCCTGGAGTGTCAGGGTGCCGTTGCCAGGTGAAGCACCTGCGCCAATAGCACCAATTGTATTATCAGATTTTTTGTAGTAGAGTGTACCAACTGCATAGTTAAGGGCAAGCTCACCGTACTCAAGGTCGCCTGGCGCAGGTTGTTTTGGTGCACCATCGGTAATAACCGCTGATTTTTTAAGTATTAATCTAGCCATAGTGTTTCCTAAAAAGGACTTGTACTAGTAGTTAAAAAACTACCTTTTAATAACTTCCGCCTTCAACTACACTTATAGTTACCCAGCCACTGTCAACTGTAAAGTTTGCACTATTAAATTTTGCTAAGCCTAGTGTAGCTGCACCGCTAGTTGCTGCTGCAGTTGCAGTTGGAATTGCTGTTGTGGTTACTGCAGTTACTAAGCCTTTGGCATTAACTGTTACTGTAGGTACTGTATAACCATCACCAAAACTACCAACATTTGCATTAACAGTAGCTAGGGTAATTGCAGCGCTTACTGCAGCACTACCATCTACGCCTACTAGAGTAGCAGTAGCATCACCAGTTAGGCTTAAGTCGCGGGCTGTTTTCCATTTAGTAGTTGTAGCACTATTACCAATAACTTCTGTAACTACTAAGTTTTTGTTTAAATTCCAGCGATCATCTGCACTGGTATAAGTAAGTGTTGCACCAGCTCCTGTTACTGTTAAACCAGCACCATTAGCTTGAGCAGCAGTTGTAGCATCTTTGGCTAGTTCAATGTTAATATCTGTAATTGCAACGGCCGTACTATTTACAGTGGTAGTAGTACCTTGAACAGTAAGATTACCAGTAATAGTAGCATTACCTGCTACACTAATATTTGCAGCTGTAATATCATCACTGCTTAATTGACCATTTACTGTAACATTATTAAACGTTACATCACTGGTAGTACCAACAGCTTGACCTATGCTAATAGTTACTGTATTATTAGTAACTGCAGTAGTAACGCCAGTACCGCCTGTAAATGTTAAGGTATCAGTGAGTAGTGCAACCGCATCAGTACCTGTACCGCCAGCAATATTTAGGTTAGTGGCAATATTTTCAGTATTAACACTAGTAATTTGACCTTGTGCATTAACGGTAAGTACAGGTATTGCAGTTTGAGAACCGTAACTTCCAGCTGTTACGCCAGTAGCAGTGATACTAATTGTACTAGTATTACCGGGATCACTATTAGTTACAGTAATACCTGTACCAGCAGTAATTGCTCCACCTACAGTGTCGTAGATATACTCAGCAAGACTAGTGCTGGCATCGGTATAAATATTTTTAATTATGGTAATACCGGTACCGTCTGGAGTAATATTTATATTACCATTGCTATCAGTGCTAGTGATGCTATTACCATCTATTGTAATATTATCTACTAGTAGTTCATTGATCTTTTTATTTGCATCAACGATAATGGCAGAACTAGCTGTTAGTGTACCACGTGTATGATCTAGTAGGTCAGTAAAGTATTTACCACCAATTACTACGTGATTAACAGCGTTACCATTATTTTCGTTACCCATACCAATGTATAGGCGGTCACCGCCATTTGAATCGTTATTAACTAATCCAGAGTAGGCCATTTCGCCTGCAGCTAGAACACTTGGATTTCCAGCTACCTCTGAACGTTTAATTCTAATAATAGAAGCCATTTTTGTCCCTTTTAATATTGGCCTGAATCAACTGTTTGTTGATTCAGCAAGGTAGTTGAAATCCATTTTTGAGTTTGTGTATTGTATACTAGTATACTTCCGGGATTTAAAGAGGTTACATCAACATCTTCTAGGCCACTTACTGTAGTTTTTCCAGGAGGCCCCATTATACCGGTTATAACAGTTCTGGGAGTTTGGTCTCGTACAACTACAGTATTTACTGTTTGTTCCCGTATAGTTACTGTAGTATTTTTATCTACGACTACTGTAGTTGTCATCGGGTTACCTCCTTAACTAGTACTAAATTACCTGTTAAGAAAGGAGTTACTCTACCTTGTTGATCTACTAATTCTACAGAATATACAGCAGTTTCAAAAGTAAAATCTTCGGTTATGCCGGCAGGAATAGTTATAGTAATTGTTTTGTAGACTTGATCAAGGACAATTTCACCGGTTTGGGTTCCGCACTGATATATTATGGCAGGACTTTCAACAGTTTCACGAATTTGCATACGTGCTGTAAGATTGTTTAGTCCAACCCAGTCATTATACTCTACTACTCCGCCACTGGTGTACTGAGTATAACTCAAACTATTTACCTGATTTATGGTAATTTGCGTACCACTAACCCCAGTAGCTATATACCAATTATCCTCACCCACACTATTAATTTCTTTCATTCCGCCAGCGCCCGCCACACGAAATCGCCAGCCAATGGGAATGTTTGATGCAGTAGTTGTAGTTATTACACAAGGCGCACTCCGAGAAATTTGTGAGATGGGTGTGTAAACTTTTGTTTGCGATTCCCAACGATAAATTTCTTGAAAGGTTGCACCCTGATACACTTTATAATTAATTTTAGCTGGTTGTTGCATCTAGGTATGCTCCTTGTTTTGCTAGTCGTTTAAATATACCGACTTCATTTGTTAGTGCAACTACCTCAACCTGTAAGCGTTGGTTTTCGAGTGTAAGCTTTTCTAGTTCCCTGTTCAGGGCTATAATCTGCTCGTGTAGTCTACCAAGCTCTAGGCTTAGTTTAGTATTCTGCTCACCCATTCGCTCTAGCTCTCGGTGCATAATTTGTATAATTCCCGACTCTGCTTGGGTTGCTTTCCAATTTTTTATTAGCTGCTGGATGCCAAAAAATGCGGCTACAACGGCTATAGCAATAAGGCCCAAGACTTGAATGACTTGTTCTGATATTTCTAACATTCTTTACCCTTTCTTTCCGTGCAGTAGCCTAAAAGGTTTGGCTCCTTGAAAATTTTAGTTTTGAAACGGACATTTTCAACTATTGTAACACAAGAGCATAAAGTTGTCAATGTAAAAAATACCCGCCCTGGTTTAGGGTCGGGTATTTTTTTAGTAATAATTTAAATATAATAAACTATAGTTTCTATAATTCCTGATGGATAAGATATAGCTCCTACTTTACCTCCGTATAATTGAGGCTCTATTGTAATTGTGGACTGCCAAGGTATTGAAAACTGTCCCCATATACTTATTGTAACATTATTAATACTTCTAATTAACGGAGGACCAAAAAATACTTTATCCCAATCCGAATTACTTATAGGTATAATAGGTACATAACTTGTATCTCTTCCAAAACCAGATCCATCAAATGTAGCTAAATTTATTTCTGTACTGTTAGGTTTAGTATATATTGCAGATCTTTTAGGAATTCTTCGACCACTTACAGTCATACCAATATTTAAATCAGTACTAGTATTAAATCTTAAGTATTCACTATTAGCCGCAAGTGTAGGAGTTCTTCGAAAATAAGTAGAAGGTAGTCCTGGGCCCCTAACAATATAACCATATTTTATATCATATAGTCCAAGATGTGGTATTGGTATTACTGTATCACCTCCATTATAGTACGTAAAATTATTTGTTTGAACAGTTACTCGATCTTGGCCGTATTGCATACTAAAGAAATAAATATGATAGCTATAAGTTTTACCATGTTGAATTGCGGTATAGCCAGGATATAAACTATTAGCAGCATCATCTGTAGATTCTAAAATATCTACAACTATATCTTTGGTCTCTTTACCCCACTCTGCATCAATGCCTCCATAGATATATTTTTTAAAAACATGCACAGTGCCTACAGGAGGATTAATTCCAAGAGTATGTTTAAATCTTAAAGAATCTACTGGTGCATATCCATCACCAATATTAGTTCTATACACAAGTATACCGTATACTCCGGTAAATAAATGCTGTGAAATTTCCATTGTAAGAGTAAATTTTAAATTTACTCTATAACTTTTAGTTGCATCTGTATTTCCTGGAATAGTAACAATAGGTCTAGCTTTAGTTCCATCATTTGCTATGCTAGACAATTCAAAACCATTAACAAAATTTTCACCATTATAACCTTGCGTATCAAAATCCTCATCTGGTGCCGCCGGGCTTGTTATACCATAAAGATATTTAATTTGTGAAATACTCTGTATTACTCCAAAATTGGCATTATTACTACTTACTAATTTTCCATTAAGAGCAACAACACCATCTTTTACTACAATATTTGCTGTACTATTACCAAATGCTACAGTATTGCTAGCATTACTACTTCCCCCAGTAATAACGGCTCCGCTACCGGATGTAATGGTTGTTCCTGTTACTACTGGATTACCTACTGTTAGTGATTGATTTACCAGTATAGTATTGCTACTTAATTTATCGGCTGTAATACTACCAGCACTAATTTTATCAGCGGTAACAGCATTAGCCTCTATTTTAGCAGCAGTAACAGCATTAGCATTGATTTTATCAGCAGTAACAGCATTAGCATTGATTTTATCAGCAGTAACAGCATTAGCATTGATTTTATCAGCAGTAACAGCGTTAGCCTCTATTTTAGCAGCAGTAACAGCGTTAGCATTGATTTTATCAGCGGTAACAGCGTTAGCATTGATTTTATCAGCAGTAACAGCGTTAGCATTGATTTTATCAGCAGTAACAGCGTTAGCACTAATTTTATCAGCAGTAACAGCGTTAGCATTGATTTTATCAGCAGTAACAGCGTTAGCCTCTATTTTAGCAGCAGTAACAGCATTAGCATTGATTTTATCAGCGGTAACAGCGTTAGCATTGATTTTATCAGCGGTAACAGCATTAGCCTCTATTTTAGCAGCAGTAACAGCGTTAGCACTAATTTTATCAGCAGTAACAGCATTAGCATTGATTTTATCAGCGGTAACAGCGTTAGCACTAATTTTATCAGCAGTAACAGCATTAGCATTGATTTTATCAGCAGTAACAGCATTAGCATTGATTTTATCAGCAGTAACAGCATTAGTAATAATTTTATCAGCAGTAACAGCATCATTGGCTATTTTTACACTAGTAATAGCATCAGTAGCTATTTTTACACTAGTAATAGCATCAGTAGCTATTTTTACGCTAGTAACAGCATTAGTAATAATTTTATCAGCAGTAACAGCATCATTGGCTATTTTTACACTAGTAATAGCATCAGTAGCTATTTTTACACTAGTAATAGCATCAGTAGCTATTTTTACACTAGTAATGGCATTAGAAACTATTTTTTCACTAGTAATGGCATCAGAAACTATTTTTTCACTAGTAATTGCATTTGTTTTAATATTACTTGTACCTACTATATCTCCATTAAGAGCAATAACTCCATCTTTTACTACAATATTAGCAGTACTATTGCCAAAAGCTACAGTATTGCTAGCATTACTACTTCCGCCAGTAATAACGGCTCCACTACCTGATGTAATAGTTGTGCCTGTTACTACTGGATTACCTACTGTTAGTGATTGATTTACTAATATAGTATTGCTACTTAATTTATCAGCTGTAACAGCATTAGCACTAATTTTATCAGCGGTAACAGCGTTAGCACTAATTTTATCAGCAGTAACAGCATTAGCCTCTATTTTAGCAGCAGTAACAGCATTAGCATTGATTTTATCAGCAGTAACAGCATTAGCATTGATTTTATCAGCAGTAACAGCGTTAGCATTGATTTTATCAGCAGTAACAGCGTTAGCACTAATTTTATCAGCGGTAACAGCGTTAGCACTAATTTTATCAGCGGTAACAGCGTTAGCATTGATTTTATCAGCAGTAACAGCATTAGCCTCTATTTTAGCAGCAGTAACAGCATTAGCATTGATTTTATCAGCAGTAACAGCGTTAGCATTGATTTTATCAGCGGTAACAGCATTAGTAATAATTTTATCAGCAGTAACAGCATCATTGGCTATTTTTACACTAGTAATAGCATCAGTAGCTATTTTTACACTAGTAATAGCATCAGTAGCTATTTTTACACTAGTAATAGCATCAGTAGCTATTTTTACACTAGTAATGGCATCAGAAACTATTTTTTCACTAGTAATGGCATCAGAAACTATTTTTTCACTAGTAATTGCATTTGTTTTAATATTACTTGTACCTACTATATCTCCATTAAGAGCAATAACTCCATCTTTTACTACAATATTAGCAGTACTATTGCCAAAAGCTACAGTATTGCTAGCATTACTACTTCCGCCAGTAATAACGGCTCCACTACCTGATGTAATAGTTGTGTCTGTTACTACTGGATTACCTACTGTTAGTGATTGATTAACTAATGCTGTAGTAGCGGATAATTTATCAGCTGTAATACTACCAGCGGCTATTTTATCAGCAGTAACAGCGTTAGCACTAATTTTAGCTGCACCTATAGTTCCACTAACTACTAAATTACCATCTATTACTTGAGTTACTACTGCCCATTCTGAACCATTCCAAAATCTAGTTTGCGAAAAATTTTGAGTTGGATTAAACTCAGTAAGTGTATCATTTAATATTTTTGTACCATAAGTAGTAGTAAAATAATTATTTGCACTAGTGTCACTCCATGTAGTACCGGGTGTTATATCTAAATATTTATTTACACTACCTCTAACTCCTTCAGGTCCTTGTGCTCCTTGTGCTCCGGTCTTACTTTTTGAAATACTATAAACTTTATCAATAGTTACATTATTATATACTGCTCTTAGTGTGGCTGTAGTACTATCTACAGATAATGCACTAATACTATATGCACCAATACTATTAATAGCTATAGTAATACCAGTAGGTGTACCTACAACGCTAAATGCAGTACTAGCAGTAGTAACGTCTGTAGTACCATTGTATACTTTAAATGTACCTTCAGTACCTATAAAGCTAGTTACAGTACCGTCATTAGCTGCTGCTACTACAGCTGCTTCATTAGTTAAGAATCCGGAGATAGAATTAGTACCGGGTTTAATACCAAACAACGATAGTGTATCTTGTGCTAATACTGTACTATTATTGGTTCCTTCTCGTACTTTAACTACTATTTGTTGAGGCATTGAACCGTAATTAGCTTGTGGAGAATATGTATAAGTATTACTAGTAGTATTTTGTACTGTAGTTCCTGCTAGTATAAACTCAAAATATACTGTTCCAGTAGTATTTTGTGCTGTAGCGGTTATAGTAGCATTAGCTGGTGTAGGAGTAGTTCCATCACTAGCATAAGCAAATGCTTGAGCAGTCGTAGTTAATGCAACTGTAGCTGGACCTATTGTAGGAGTACCAGTTAACGCATTAGAAATAGCATAGTTATCAGTATCTAAAAAGGATATTAGTGCATATTTTACATAGTATGTAATACTTGGTGTAAGATCAGGAATAAACACATTAAGACCATCGCCACTATATGCTAAAGTGGCTTGGCCTGGTATAGTTGGATCAAAATTAGCATTTGTTATACTATACCATACTTTAATGCCTATTAGGTCGTCGCGTGGACTGCCGTCGCTATCTACAGGAGAGCTTACAACTAGCTGTAGTCCTTTAACTGCTGAAAATAATTGTGCTGACATGTATACACCTAAGGTGATATTGTTGTTAATGTAATATCAGTTAATGCGCTTACCAAACTTTCATTTCCTGCGGCATCGACCATTCTGCATGCAATTCTATATTTAATTCCTGAAGCACTAATTCTTGGACTTGCAAAATCCAGTAGATTTACATCAACATAGGTTGCAGAAGTATTTAGAGTTATTATACTAGCATCCGTAGTAGACCAAAAGTCTCCAGTTCCAGTATTTTTAAATATTTTAATTTTAAAGTATTTAAAATCATTTGGTAAAATTCCTACTACAGTAGTTACTCTAAGGACTTTGCCCAAGCGTTTTACTGATATACTAGAAACTAAAGCACGGTTTATTGTTAAACCAGCTACTTGATGAGTAGCCCAAGCGGTCCAAGGCCCTACTATAGTATCACTAGTTAAATATCTTAATCTATATTTATAACTTTCTCCAGCTATTACATCGCTTATAGTAATAGTTCCAGAAGTAAATTCAGAATTAATTACTTTAGTATTACTATTATCTATATCTGCAACTGTTGCGTATTTATATTCACACTGAACAAATTTTGTAGTTACCGGAATATCATCAACTGTTGCATAAGATATTTTTATATTATACTTATTAACTCCAGGAGATATTATATCTACTGCTCGTTCATCGCTATAAATTTGAGTTACTATAGGAGTTTGATTATTGGTAAAACTATTTATTAATCTTGCTGGAGGTAAGGTTATTTGAGTTTCAAATATAATACTAGAGGTTAAATTTTTGTAGTCTGTAAAAATATTATAAGAATCTGTAACTCCGTAGTCCATTAGGGTAAGTTTAGCAGTTTTATTTGTGCTAGGCTCTATACTAATTACAAGTAAATCTTGACTTTCTTTATTTAGTTCACCAAACATAAATAAATTATCGTAGTCTAGCAATGTTGAATTTCTTATGCCAGGCATTCCGGGGGTCTCAGTACTTATAGGATTTAACAAATGTACAAATCTATACATTCCGGATTGTAGAGTTATGATTCCTATAGCATTAGTAACTGTTTCATCAATTCCTACATTTGGATAACTAATAGTATTATTTGTTCTATTAATGGTTACAGGTATATTAGTAGCTGCAATGGCTGGATAGTTTTGAGAACTAATACTAATAATATTTGTTTCATCAAAAGGTATTGTTCCACCAGTTATAGTAGGGCTTAAGTTTATAGTTAATACATTATTTTGTCTGGTAAAACCTGTAAATACAAAAGTAGTTTTTACTTGAGATGTTGTACTTTGTCCTGTTTTTCCTCTAAATCTAATTGTATATATTTTGCCATTACTTATGGGTACGTTTTCTGTTAATTCTACAAGAGTATAACTAGTATTTGTAATATAAAAGTTTTTTACTCTGCCTGAAGCTAAGCCCCAAGCAGGCACATCATGAGTAACTTTTACTCTATCCCCTCTGTTACATACTAAGTATTCTAAATCTGCATTTAAACTATAAACTTCTCTGCGTAGTTTAGCTTGTGCAAAGTGCCATTTAGCATGATCTACTACTATGGCTTCATTGGTTATACCAGGTAATGTAATACTTTCAAAAAGTTCTGCATTTTGTTCGGTTTTGTCGCTATTATAAACAATTGTTTCTACTTGTTGATAATTTTGTTCTTCATCATAAAAACTTACTTTTAATCCATCTGGTTCTTTTGCCAGCCCACGTACACCTTCGAATCCCCAACTATTATGTGTAGTAAAATGTTGAACAATAGTAGTTTTAGGTTCATCTATTACAACTGTCCACTTACCGTCAATTAGTGCCGGACTAGCTCTGCCTGCTGCACAAATATCGCGTAAAACGTCTAGTATACTTCGCTGGTTACCTACTACAGCATTATATGTATACTTATAAGTTTTAGTTACTTGTGTTGAATTTGGTCTAGTATAAGTTATTGTTCGCGAAGTATTACAATAATTATACCAATATTGTAATTGTGGTATATTTATTTTTTCAGCAATTTCGGTATCTAGTATTCTTTGAGGATTTGCAGGGTGAGTTAATACATGAAAAAATAAACTAGCAGGATTATTGGTTACTTCGGTAAAGGTTGTACCTGGAGTTGAATTAATTGTTATATTGCCATTACCATCTAATGTACCAAGAGGTTTGCATCTACTAGATACTAGTGCATTTATACCTTCTAATTGATTGCTTAGCTGTCCTTCCGCTTTTATACTGTATGCACTTTTAGCTAAAGTGCAATCCTTGGGGAGTTTCATTGGAAATCTATTACTAGTATAAGTTGCGCTTAAAAATACTACATCATGCATGTAACGATAATTTGGATCGTCATCAACATTATCTCCACTTATTCTACGTACTTGTACTTGAATTAATTGCGATGTAGAAAAAGTTTTGGTTCTAGTAATTGTATAAGCATCTTTTTTATCACCTGATATTGTAAATTTTTCCCAAGGAATCCATACATTACTGTTTGGATCGTGCTTATACTGTGTTTCTATATACACTGAATGGCTAGACGTAGTTCCATTAGTGGTTAAAATCTTTCTCATACCTTGTGGCATATGAAAAGCAAGGGTAAGTTCTGTAGCAGTTTGAGTAGAACTTGCAGAAACCCAAGGACCAGGTGTTCCAAATACTGTAGTAGTTGGGCTTAGTATAGGACGTTCATAGTCATTATAACTCCAAAAATTTCCAGTTTCTGTATCATAAAAGTCCTGTTGGTGATACCCTATAATTTCACCGCCAGTTACTGTAGGCTCTGCGGGGCCGTCACATACTAATAAAACATTTACTGTATCTTGCTCAACATCTCTTGCATAAATACTATTAAATAAAGCTATTCCTGCAAAAGTATCATCATAACCATTTAAAGTGGCTCCTTGTTGTATAATATAATTATTAATATCAACATCGCCAATTTTTTGATTAGTAATTTGAAGTGGACCAAATCCCCACACTACTGCGGTGGTTAAATAAGAATTACGCTCTTCAGGATAAGTAATATAATTCTCAGCAGCTAATGGAGGAGTAATTCTTACAGTGCCTAAGACAACGGGTATAGCTTCATATGGTGTTGCTCTATTTGCTACTCCATTTATCATTAGTTGAGCTTCTGTAGATCCTGGGTCCTGTGGACCAGCGGGTGGTCTTACAGGAAATATAGCATTTACTAATAACATACCTACAGTACTTACTGCAGCTGTAGCTAAAGCTGCAGTTGCCCCAGTAATTGCTGCACCTGAAGCACCTGCAGCAATACCAATACTACCACCTGCAGCAAAATTTGCTAGGTATGGTGCTGCTATAACTACGGCAAAAACTAATGCCATACGAACCATACCGTCATCCCCGGCAACTTGTCTATAACTAACTATATCGTTTGGCTGTAATTTTGTAATTGGCCAATATTCTTTTGGTATTATATGATTATTTAATAATAAAACAACAGAATTGGTATTGGCAATATCAAACTGTTTAGATAAATCGGCATATGCTTCATCTAGTGTATTAACACTAACGGTTAATACTTTAGTTTCTAGTACAGGGGGTAGTTCATTTAATTTTTCTGCAATATTTGAATCATATCTAAAGTACCCTAATACTCTGTGTTGCCAGCGAGTACTATTTAACTCAGCAATAGCTACATCATAGCCATGTCGGCTATGTATAAATCTGCCTTCATCTACTAGTATACCTACATGACTAGCACTTCCAAAAATTCTAAATAAGATTAAGTCACCGCATTTTGGTTCCTGTACAGGTACCCAACCTTCTTTGTACTGATTTATTAGCTCTTCAATTCTGGGTGTATCAGTTATGTAATACTGTTCAGTAAAACTAGGTAGTTCAATACCAAATTCTTCCTTATACACTAGGCGTGCCAGTCCCCAGCAATCTACGCCGTGCCAGTCTCGCCCATTGCTTTTAAAAGGTATGCCTATGTATTTATTTGCCCACATTAGAATAATCCTGGAAAATATACTGGTGTAAATGAGTATTGTGGAAAGGGTTCTAGTTCATAGTTTACCATAGATAAAGTTGCAGTAACTCTATCTGCATTATAAGTAAAACTAGTAATATAAAATCCGGTAAAACTAGCCTCTACTACGTCAGGGGTAGAAGTTAATACTAGTTCTAATTTAACCTTCGGTCTGCCACTAATACTACGAGCAATTGGCATTACATACTGTGTTACATCATAAAATGTAATAGAACATTGTGGTGCTGAATTTTCAGCTTCGTCTGGTAGGGTAATATCCACGGGTAAGAACGTATAATTAAACCCCCTACTAGGAACACCGTAAGTTACTTCATCTGCAGTTTCTGATATGCGTCCTGTAAATCCATCACAAATTCGCAAAACTACTTGTGTTGGATTTAGTGGATCGTATATAGTAACTAACAATATTAAATCATTTTCTGTTTCTTGTGCAAATACTGCTTGTAAAGCACCTGCACTCATTGTTGTTAATCTACTCATGGCAATACTTCAAAAGTTAGTGCAACTGTCCAGTAGCCTGGAGCAAGATAGGTATAAGTGTATAACTGACCATCTTGAGTAGGTACTATTCGGGCTTCTATAATTTGATTAGTTCTAGGGTGTAGATATCCAAAACGAGCTGTACCGTTAATAGTATAATCTACAAAACTTTCAAGTTGAGTAGTTTGAGCAGTAGTCATTATAAAAGTAAGATTTAGTGTACTAGGCCTTTTACCCCTGCGACGCTGTTTAGCAGGACCAGCGTCGGTTGGAGTTCTAATAATATTTACGCCACCAGTTTCGGTAAAGCCTTTTTGTGGAACTTGCGGTAACCAAGCCGGCCAAGTATAGGTATATGCCATATTTATCTCCTAATTAGCTGAGGCGCAAGCCCAAAAGTACTTCTCATAGCTCTTTGTGAAGTGCTGCCGCTTCTTTGAAACTCGCCAGCAGTCATTTCACCAATTACTACTTCTATTTTTCTATTACCACGACTATCTGTGGTTTCTTGTGTGGTTGCTGGTTGATTGCTATAATTGTTGATAACTACTTCAGTTTTTTGACCACCGCCACTAACTCCTAGATTACCTTGACTATCACGCTTTAGGGGCATTATGGCCTCTGGCCCTGCTTCGCCCATTAGGCCTGTTCCACGTGCAAATTTAAATAGTGTAGGTTGATTTACTATTGAGTTAGTAAACATGCCGCCTTTGGCATACGTTTTAATACCCAAATCAAAAGCTCCACCTTTAGCTTGATTAAGAAAAAATCCTGCTCCTTCAAAATCGGGTGTAGTTGTAGGAACCCCTGGTTGATTATTAAAACTAGGGGTAAGCAAACTAAGAAGTCCAGGTCTTGCTGCTTTATACACTTCCATCATTTGTAGTTTAAGTTCATAACGAGTTAGGTCAGCAATCAAACTATTAAATAGCTCTTTACCTGCCAATTTACCGGTTTGCATCCAATTTACCATTGCATCTGCTAAACTATTAAAACTATTTTTAAATATATCAGTATAGGCTTTTTGTCGATCAGTTAAATCATATTGTAGAGTTATAAGAAGTCTTTTTGATTCTGCAATTTTTTTATCTGCTAATAGTTCATCATTAGCTGTTTGTTCAATTACTGATCTTCTTTCTGCCCATAGCGCTAATTGTTCAGGAGTAATTGGGTTTTGTTCCGTGGCTGCTAGTACAGCTTTACTAATTTCATCATTTAATTTTGTTTCGGCGTCTACTAATTTATTTTGAACTTGCTCTTGTTGTCGCGTGGTATTTAAATCTAATATTTTTAAGTCAAGTGACTTTTTAGATTGTGCATATTGATCTGGAGTTAATCTTCCGCGTTCATTAGCTATATCTAATAATTGTTGTTCTGTTTGTAGTTCATTTTCTACACTTGATAAAACTCTAGACCTGCTTTCGGCTGCACTTGTTCTACGAAACGTTTCTAAAGCACTTTTTGCGGCAATTTGTTGTTGAGCATCTTGAATAAATAATATATTACGTTCTATACCTTGTTGTCTTCCTAGTTCTTTTAGCTGTTCTTTTTTATATTGTATTATTGCTTTAACAATATTTGCTTCTTCTATTAAATTTTTACCTCTTAAATTTTCTTCTCTTTTTATATCTTTAGTTATTTCAAAATTTACATCATTAAAAGCTTGTTTTTGAGTTTCAAATTGACGTTGACGTTCAATTTGTTGTTGGGCTTTAAGCTGCTCTTCTGCAAGTAGGGTAATACTATAATTTTGTAGTCCTATAATTTTTTGAGCATTATCAACTCTTTGTGCTGTTAATCTTTCTGTATCTTTTTGGACAGCTCTACGTTCATTTTCTAAGGCAACTATTAAATTAAGTCTATCAATTTCTTTTTGTGTTAGTATACCTTGTCTGGCAATATCTTCTCCAGACTGTCTAGTAGCTCGTTGTAAAGCAAACTTTCCAGCACCAGGCTCCATAGTTGTCGCTTGTTCGCCAGTGATTCTTCCACCACCAGCAACTATTTGACTAACTCTGCCCAAATCACTAGCTAATCTTTTAGCTGCTAAATATTCTGAAGCATTTTGACCAGTTACTTCAAAACCAAAATTATTTGCTGTTCTTCCTAATTCTTCTGCTTGTCTGGCTGCAGTAGCACGCTCAACTGCTAAGGTATTTAGCAATAGTTGATCTGCTAAATTGCTCATAGTATTAATTTGTTGAAGCTGTAAGTCAAGTTCTTTTTGTTTTAAACTAGAAGCTACTGCTGCTGAACCTGGTCCGCTAATACCCGAAATAATTGCTTGACCTACTTGGATAACTCCTTGTCGTTTTGCTATTTCCGTGGCTTTATTTAGTAGATCAAAACCTTTTATTATATTATCAACAAATACTTTTCTAATTGCTTCAAATGCGGTAGCTGTACCCTTATCAGCAGCTTCAGAAATTTTAGTATCTAGTTCACGTATACGTTCTTCAATATCTTCACGTTTAAGTATAAGCCTACTTACAGCTTTTATGTTTCTTTGACCCGGCAGTAGTTCTGCTTGCTGTAATTGTTGTCTTCCAAAAAATGTTCCGCGAGTAGCCGCTAATCCAGTTGTAATTTGGGGCTGCAATACTGATAAGTCATTTTGAAGAGTAGCTCTTTCTCTTTCTGCTTTTAGTAAATTTTCTTGTGCTTTTACAATATCTTGGAACTGTTTTATATCGCCCATTTCAAGCATAGCAAAAGCTGCAGGTTTAGCTAAAATTTCTTTAAACGCAGCTATGCCACTACGCATATCTTTTAAACTTTCTAGTATATCAAAAGAAGATTTTATTAAAGCATCTGCAAATTTGGTTAGGGGACTAGTATCTGCAAAAGTATTTTGTAGTTCTTGACTGGCTTTTGTTAAGTTATTTATAGATTCACGAGTTGCATTTGCTGCACCACCTGCACGACGTACTTCAGCGGCTGCAGAGCCTATTTCTCCTTGCCCACTAGTAACTATTTGTGTAGGACTTTTTGAGCCTGCAACTGCTCGTCGAATATTTTCACTAGTTAAATCAGTTATATTTAAAATACTTCGTAATTTTTCTTTAACCGCTTCTTTAGCTTCACTTTCTGGAATACTTGCAATTTGTTGAGTCCAGTTGTTAGCAATCTGCGTAGCAAAATCAGCTTGTACTCCTTCTCCAAAAAACCCTAGAACGCTTTGTTTTAAACTATCCCACCAACCTTGGTTAGTTAGAGTATCTTGTAATTTTTTAGTTAGTGCATCTACCCCGTCTATTAGTTCTCCTAGAGAAGTACTTACTGCTGATAAACTATCTGTAGTAATACTACCAACATATAGCTTTAGCATTCGTTGAGAATTTTCTACAACTTTAGTATTCTTCTCAATTTCTTCATTGAAAAGTTGAACTTGCTTTGTATTTCTACTCATATAGCTGTCAAAAGCTGCAAAAGCTGCTGCTGCTGCTGCTATTACTTGACCAATTGTACCAATTGATCTTAAAAATATGCTAACAGCAGTTATTCCGGCTGTAAATGTGCCTTGTATACGAGTTCTTAATTTATCCAAACCATTCATGTCTCTGGATTTTTTAATTTCTTCGTTCATTTTTTTAAGCGCTTCGGTAAACCCTAGCACTTCTACATTTTCACCGATTGCAGCAAGTATACCCAAGCGTTCTGCACGAGCACCTGCCTTTCTAGAAATTTGCTCACGCTGCCATTCTGCAAAAGTTTTTGGGCCGGCTTCAGCTTGTTTTAGTGCACCTGCTTCTGCTATAGTAAGAGATTTTCTTGCTTGTAATACCTGTAAGATTGCTTGTTTGTATTCTTGTAAGGCTATTACTTGTAGTTTTGCAGCATCAGTACCTAATTTATTTTGTGCAGTAATTTCTTTTTGTACTTGGCCAGACAATTTGCTTAGGGCAGCATCATTCATGGAGCCTAAAGCACCAGGATCACGAGCAGCTTTATATACTGCAGATCTGCGTTTTTCAGCGTAGTCTTTATCTATATTTAATAGCTGTTCGCGGCTTTTTTGATATTGCTGTTCTACATTAGTTAAATTTTGTTTTAGTTCTGGTACTTTAAAACTAGCATTAATACGATCAACAAATCGTTCTCCAAATGCTTCATTAATTTGTTGAGACTTGTCTTTTGCTACCTTTGCACTTTCTAATAATTCACTTCTCCAGCTAGTAAGTGCTGGTATTGCCATTTGCGTAAGTTTTATAGCAATAGCCCCCAGCGCAACTGTAAGTAGTGTAGAGCTTTTTGCAAATACATCTGCAATAGGTAATAAGAATTTATTTACTAGTTCAAGCCCAGCTTGTGTTAGATTTCGTATACTAGCTTCTAGTTGTTGATAAGGATTAGCTGGTATATCAATTTCTCCAAACTTTTTATTTCCTTCATCTAGGACTGCAATTGCAAAGGCTTGGCGACGTTCAAAATCTGTTAAACTAGCTTCTGCTTTACCTATTTTACGAGCATATTCTTCTACAGCAGGACCAATTTTAGTATAAATACCTAATTCATCTAGTAATTCAGGCTCTAATTTTGTAATACCACGAGTTAGTCTATTTACCGCATCATTTAAGTCAATACCTAGTGCTTGTGAGGCTTTTTTAGCTACATCACCAATTTGTAAAAATTGCCGCGAACTTAGTCCCGCACTAGTAGCTTTTGCTGCAGCTTGTGCAGCTTCACGAAAACTAATAGCTCCATCTGTGGCTTTAACAAATCCATCTGCTAGTGCTCCTAGAGCAATACCACTAGCTGCTCCTAGTTGATCTAAACCTTGTTTAAGTGTAGTAGTATCAGCAGCTTGTTTTAGTGCATTAAAAGCACTTATTGCTGCAAAACTATTAGCAGCTACAGTTGCATATATACGAACTAGTCCGCCTAAGCCTTGAGCTTGATTAGCAAAATCACGAGCACTAGCTCCAGTGCTTCCCATAGCACCACGAGCACGGCCATACTCAATATTTTGAGATGCCGCTGCAGCTGCCTTTATCTCGTTATGAAACGCTCTGGCATCCCTAGTTTCATCTTTTATATTAGAGTTTAATTTTAATTGTAAATTAATTGTATTACCAGCCATGGTAGCTCCAAGCCTTTAATATTTAGTATACCCATTTTAACACAAAACCATTGTGGTGTCAACCCAAAAATTTTAGGATGTAAAAAAACCCGCAAAAGTTTTTACTTAGCGGGTTTTTCTTTTTTTGCGTTTGTTTCTTGTATGCGGATTCTATCAATCATTTTGATTAATAGCACCATAATATATCTATATTCAGATTCTGTGCCAGAAATATTAAATATTTCTGTGATGCCAACTAAATTTTTTCCTAAATATAAACCATTAAAACCATCCCATTCATCTTTTAATAGATTGTATATTTCAAAAGCTTCTTGAACTTCTAAAGAAAAATCATCAAAAACTACTGGAATTTCATCAGGATTAGGTTCTGTGCCTAATTGTTCGCACATTTCAAAATACTGATCTTGAGTCATACCTACACTAGTATTTTGAATATAATTTTTTATATCACGTTCAGTTTGAGCTAATTGCTCTTGGAAAAGTTTCCCAGGTCGCTTACCTGTTCACTAATAAAGGCATCAAAATTGCTAGAATTTTTCATTAGGAATAGTGCGTTTTCTTGAGTATACTTCAGCTCGTGTTCTAAATCTTGGCCTGTTAAATCAACAGGGGCAAGTTGTTCTAAGTATTGTAGCTTAAATCCAGTCCAGCCTTTAATAGCATTTTCTACGTATAGTTGTAGGAAAATATCTTCATTAAATTCTTCGTTGGGCTGACGATTCTTGAATGTAGTCTTGGTAGACTTTTTACGAATGTTGAGCAGTGTTTCGCGGGATAAGAATGCAATCTGAATTAAAAACCCAGGCATTCCGGGATATTCTACTTCAACTTGTTTTGAGGGTACTAGTAGGGATTTTAGGGAAAGAGTCATGTATTACCTTTGGTTTATAAAATACAGGGAGTATGTACTCCCTGTACGTGGACTACTATTTAAGCATTAGTTGTATAATATCTTACAGTTAATTCGTTTGCACTAGCAATATCAAAGGCACTATTTGCACTGCCTTGAGCTGTAAATGTAATGGCTGTACTAACAACCTGTTCCGTATTTACGCTAGGAATACTTAGCACAATAGCTGGCATGTCAAACTCTACACGATCTGCTCCTGTACCGCCTACTTTAATTATAGCACGGAAAGCAGGGTCTACGTCAGTAGTACTACTAGTTAAAAGGGCACTCATTAGTCCTGCACTGTTTGTAGCACCTGTACGTAAGTAGCAGTTTAGGGTACCAGTAATACCGCGAGTACCAGTAAAGTATGTAGCAGGTTGATTTACTACACCTAAGTTAGCAGGTGTTAAGTAAGTAATGTTATTGGTAATTGTTAAGCTACCACCTGTAAGTGCTAGTGTATAAGCTGTGCCTCCGCTAAGTTCACTGTCAAGTGTAACCACGCTTAGCTTATTAGCTATGTAAGGAGCAGTTGTAACTTTAGTTTTAAAGTCGCCTGCTAAACTACCGCTCCAAGTATCTGCGTCTACAAATGTAGGAGTAGCAATTTGACGAAGAAACTTGCCTTGACCTGCCCACTGAATACTTGCAATTGCATCTAAGCCAAAATCTACAGTAGCTGTGTTTACAACGCAATCATCAATTACAAAAGTTGTGGCGTCTAGAACGATAACTAGGCCAAATTTTTGTAGTTGGTGTACGTTTGAACTGGTAGCTACTACTGTACCAGCAGATGTTGCATCACTCCAAGCTGTACCGTCCGCACTAAACATAGCACCCCATAGTACGCTTTCTTCTGCAGTAATATTAGCACCAGCATCTTGTGGACGCATATAAGTAGTAAATGAAAAGTCAACTGGATCTAGTGCAGTATTAAACTGACGCTGACCACGGCTAGGAGTAGCTCCGGCTTCGTTTAAGGCAACTGTTTCTGTGGTAGTGTTTTGTGAAAAGCTCATGCCATCCAAGACTTGAATTTCACGAGTATTAGCTGCTGTGAACCCAGTTGCGGCTACTACACCAGTTGTTGTACCAACATTCTTAGTCCAAAACACTCTAGCGTTACGAATTAAATTATAACTCATCTTTTTTCCTTGTTATTGGGTGCAGTACTAGCCGTAGCAAGACATTTATCTGCGTTTAGCTATACTAGCACGGGTTCTTACACGATTGGATATCTAACCTGTAAGTTAATCTCTCCAACTCCATAAGGTACTAATAGTCCTTCATCAGTTGTGATTGATTGTACTAGAATTTCTGTTGTTTCTAGATTTTGTTCGGTGTCATAAATTAGAACCCTGTTAGAATCTACGCATTGTTCTATATCTTCTAGCAATTGTTCAAGCTGCTCTTGTGTGTTATCTTCACTACGAACATATGCTTTAATTGCTATATTTAAGAAACCCCAAGCAAAGTCTCCTGGCATGTACTCACGGGTTTCGCTGCCGGGGGTTGCATATATACTAGGAAAATCTTGTATTTCGTCCCAGAACTTTAATTTGGCATATGCGTTGTTATACACATTGGTAGTGTATGGTGCAGTACCGTCTATTAGCTTTAGCTTTTCTACTAGGGCTTTGGTAATCTGTGTGCGCTTAGTCATGCTAGTACGGCCCTCATTTTGGTTATCATTTGTTCTTGCATGATTTCACGGATTGACTTAGAGATTAACAGTTTAGGGTCTCTGGATCTAGGAAACTCCTGTCTGCCGCCTTGACTAAAAGTAGCGTATGGATATCGCATATAATTATAATATGCAGTTATCATGCCTTCACGGCCTTGAGTAATCCGCTCAACTCTAGCACTTTCTGCAAACCTACCAGTTCTGTAGTTTAAAATATCGGTTCTGCTACCAGTTCCCATATTTTGACGAATTCTAGCAGTTAATTGTGATGCTAATATATTTTGAAGATCCGTTAGGGATCGCTGAGATACTAAATCTTCTAATATTAAATTTTCTTTTATCTTTTTAGTATCAGGTTTTGCTGCTTTTAATTTATTTTTTAAATTGGTCAAAGTCTGTATTTTTTGCTTATTAGACTTTGGTTTTGAAATCTTATTTGACTTTTTAGCAACTAATACTGGTTGTTGCTTATATACTTTTTTACTAAGAGTTTTGCCAGCAATAGTATCTGCTATATCTTTTGCTATTAAGTCTATAAAACTTGGAGATCCTGGAGTATTTATTAATGTAATACCCAGAGCAGGAGATTTATTAATTATTGTAGCAAACTCTTGATTTGATAAATTAAATATATTTCTTAATTCATCAATAATAGGAATACTTGCTCGTCCTGACTGAATATTACCTACTCTATGTTGAAGCTCAACTAGGTATGTATTTGAAGATTTTATATATCCTGCATAAAGTTCTTGATCTACAGCATTTGGTAAATTTGCTGTAGCTAAGTCATCTTGAACTAATTTATCAATGTAACTATCAAGTACTTCTAATAGAGCATCTCTTTGTGCCTTTGTTTCAAAATCTACTTTTGCTAATTGATTTCTGAATTGTCGTACTAGATTGGTGGCTACACTAATTACGTGACCTTTATTAAAATAATATCCTAAAGTACCTCGTTCTTTTGCTTTATCAGCAATTTCTCTTTCTAGCTTTCTTTTTTCTGCTGTGGTACTTGATTTATATTTAGGATTATTTTTTAAGGCTTCTATTTCATTTTTATAGTATACTTGTTCAGCCTCATAGTATGCGTCTTGTATTTCAGGTATAGCATCTAATATATTAGTAATTTTTGTACTTATAGTGTCAAAACCAATATTTTTAAAAAATACTGCTGTTTCACCATTTACATTAATTTGAGTTCCACTAATAGTATCTTTGCTTGTTGCAGTTACTTTTAACAAGTCTGATAAGAATATTTGAGCTTCACTGTTATCTATGTCTATATTGGCTATTGTTTTATATAGCTGTTTTACAGTGCTAGTCGTAATATAAAAACTAGTTTTTTGACTAACCTGCTCTCGGTCTCTAAGAGCCTTTGAGGTGGCTGTTACAATATTTTTATCAAGATTAGATAACCAATTTTTATATACTTGACTTTGTAGTGCTGCTGTAAAATTTGCTATACCCATTACGCATAATCCGCCATGTAGAGATCAAATACTCGTCTAATGTGTGCTGGCAGGCTACTACTTTGTACATATTCAATTTGTGTATTATTAGTACCAGCAGCTTTAGTTGACTTTACTGCTGCATCATTGTCTTTGTAGTATGTGAGTAAATCCATACAAGCAGCTTTTAAATCTTCTGGCACAATCTCGTAACCACCAAAGTAGGCAACCTTATAGCCGCGAATTAACTTCTCAAATATGCCGCTAGGATGTAGGCTTATTATATCGTCGCCATCTACAACCCAATCTGTAAATTTTACTAGTGGTGTCCAAGTTTGACCGTAGTCTTTGCTCTGCTGAACACTAGTTACTGTGACCACTGGAGTTTCGCGTAGTAGAATACGATCAAATCCGCCGGTACTGTACTCGATAAGCGGATCGTTATAGTAATCTATAAATGTGCGTTTGCAGTAAGTTTTTGCAAACTGTGAAACCTTAGGAATTAAGCTATCAATTTCACCGTCAGAATTTGCGCTATTAATCCCTATGTACGACTTATATTCTTGTCTGGTAAAAAGGCTTAATCCCATGTTATCTCCTGTTGTTTCCGGGCTAGACTCGTTAGAATCTAGCCAAGAAACAGGGCTTTATAGCCCTGTTAGTTCCCATCCCTGAGAATTAGGCTACGTAACGTAGAGCGCTTACGCCCTGACCAAGGTTAGTAGTAACTTGGGTCATGCCAGTGCGTAGGCTGGCAACCATTACGCGACGTTGTGTTTCAACTAGGTCATCGGTGTCAACACGTAGACCACGCTGATTACCAACTAGGAAGTTACCTGGTGCAAAGCAGATTGCTCCAACAGCAGCAGCGGCTTTATCAGCAAACTCAGCACTTACTAGAACTGGAGTATTAGCAACGCTACCGATTTGACCTGTTAGTAAAGTAGCTTGTGTGCCAACTTTATCAACAGTTAGGAAGTTATCGTCGTCTAAGAGATCGTAGTAACCGTCTGTGCTTACAATATAAACTAGCTCAGCAGGATCTAAGCCCCAAGCACCTAGGTCACGACGCATTGCACGTAGAAGTGCAACTGTTAGCTTAGCGTTATCGCTAATGTCTAGATTAACTGCGCTTGTTTCGTCGTATGTGGCAAGACCTTTAACAGGATCTGCACCAGCACCGGCACCACGTAGCATTGCGCGATCAACAGCACGAGCAACACGGCGAACCATTGCGTCACGGATAACAGGCATAATTGCTATTAGAGCATCTTCTTCTTCTTCGAAGGCTACATACTCGTTGGTAGCAACTTTGTATGCGTTAAGAGTGATCTCTTTAAGAGCGTGAACAGCAGTATTACCAGCTGAAGCTGAGGCACCAAACTGGCTATTCTGAACCCAACTTGCAACACCTGCTTCGGGGTTAACAGGAATAGTCATTACGTTAGTTTGCATTGCAATACTACGTAGGGTAGGAGCAACAACTAGGCGACGGCGAACTTCGTTTTCCATTGCTAGGCTAACTTCTAGTTCCCAAGTTGCGCTTGGCTGGTGAGGGCTTTGACCTGTACCACCGTACTTTTGAACTAGTTCACGACCTAGACGTGTCTGGTCGATTGCTTTGCCGCTCATCTTGGCTAAGAGAACTGCTTTCTCTTTGTCGGCATAGCTCATTTCGCCTTGTTTGCCATCAACGAATTGCATCTTGCTTTTCTGAATAGCTTCTAGCTCTTGTGCTTTTTCTTTTAGGGCAGCTTCTAGGCCAGTGATAACACTCTTGGTGCTTTCTGCTTGTTCTTGGAAGCGCTTCTCTACTTCGGCTAGTAGCTTTTCTGCACCAGTTTCAGTAGGAGTTACAGCAGCAACAGCTGCTTTGATACGTGCTTGTAGCTCAGCTTCTGCTTGTTCACGAGCAGCTTTCTCAGCTTCTACACGAGCTTGTTCTTCTTTGATAGCCTTAGCAGCTTGCTGTGCAGCGTCTTGAGCTGTTTGGGCTAGTAATTGCTTTAATTCTTCTGGAGTCATGTCCAATTCCTCTTTGGTTGTGCTCTTTGCTTGCCTAGTGGTGTCTAGCCCTTTAGCTGACTCGCTTTGGGGTGCAAATTGCGCGATAAATTCACGATACTCCGTAACGGAGTTAAACGATTTTGAAAGATTAAAAAGTGTGTTTTGATTTGCTGGTACCGAAACTACCGAAATTTCATGTAATTCTAAGTCTTTGACTAGGAAAACTTCTGCGGCTGTATTATATTCCGCATCTTTAATTCTAAATCCAACTGAAAATGCTGTTAAAACTTCGTCTTTGATAAGCTGGTATACTTTTTCAGCAGCTTTTGAGATCCTAGCTTTAATCCATAATCCTTTTGCATCTACTTTGTGCTCAGTCATACGACCAACTGGTTGAGTATGGTCATGAAATGCTAGGATAACAGGATTTTTTATGTAGTTCTCTAAGCCTCTTTCCCAAACTGAGGTGGGGATTACATCGCCGTGTCTGTCAACATCCACAGTTGATGCATATCCACTAATCTCAATTACGTCTGGTTCTGCTGGTAGCGGCTCAGCTTTAGTAAAGACACTGTTAAAGTACAGGATCTTATTTTTGTCTACCATAATTTCCTCTATTCATTTCCACCCTGGGGCCTACCCCCTTGGGATGGATTTGCTGCACTACCAGCAATGTTAGCTGGAATTCTTATCTCGTCGGCTCCGTCTATGCGATCATAGCGGAGTTCCTGACGAGCTTCGTTAGGTGTTATAATACCGCCGTTGACCAGTGTACTATGGTAGCTGGCAATATCTTTAATGTCTGGTTGTAGGGCCGATACCGTTTGTGTGATTGCTTCCACGTCATATCCAAAGTACCGTTCTACTGCACTTACCCAGGACTTGGCAATAGGCATCACAGTTTCTAGGTAAAATAAGCGCAAGTTAGGAGCAATGTTGGCATTGTTGCCACCCATGAGCAAGATAGGCGGAACGCCTAAGGCTTGCAGGATCTTTTCTTGATGAGTCTTGATCGATTGATCAAAGTCCATTTCTTTAAAACTGGTGTCTGTGATCTTTTGTGGCTTTAAACCACTGTCCAAGATAACCGGACGACGACCACCCACTTTAGGGTTGTACTTTTGCTGCCAGTACTGTATAGTACGCTCTTTGGCAATAGTGCTCAAAGTATTCTCGGTTGTAAGCACCATGCCAAACACAGCACCGTTTTCAAAGAACGCATCCTGAAACTGTTCCATGTTGTACAAGGTCCGAATCGAACGCTGCGCACTTTCCAACCTGCTAGATCCCCGGTAAATACTATCACTACTCAGGTCTTTGAGTGAAAATACCTCCCCTTCCCGAAAGTCTACCAATCCGTTGTAACGGTAGCCTTTGATAAATGTCTTTTCATCGGTGAGTATTTCTACACGCGAAGCGGGCAGGTGGTAGAGAAACGTACCGTCGTAGTGTACAAACACATTGCCTTCTAGTAAATAGTCGGTAAATATGTTTTTACGAAAATCTTGTGCCGATTGGTAGGGGTTAGGTCTGTAGTTTAGCATGGTAGCTAGGGACTTTTGACGAGTACCTACAACCACACCCTCGTACAACTTATCCTTGACGTCATAGTCTAAACCCGCACAAGCACTTACAATTAAGTTAACGCCGCGGTTAACCATTTCAACACGCTTAAACGCTTGCTGATAGGTAAGGGGCGCAGTGGTACCAATCATGGTACCCTCTTCTTGTGCTATTCTAACCTGCGCAGGATTGAGTTTCCAGCGCAAGTCACTAAAAAATTGTTTTATTCCCACGGCTATCTCCACTGGTAAACTCACTAAACGGAGATCCCCACGTAGGCTGCTGGAAAACTTCACCACTCTGTTTCTGACGCTGCAGTTCCAACCAATGCTGCTGTTTTTGAGCAGTACCCAGACCAGGCGCTTTGCCAAATATCTGGTGTAAGCGAACGTGGTGTGGATTACATAGTGTGTACACTAGTTCGTACAGCTCACGGTGATGCTCACTAATGAACTGATCCCGTACCCTAAGTACCTCATCATCCGTATCCAGCTCGATGCCCAGTTGTTGGCACCAGCGTTCAAGGAGTAGGGTAATACTGTGGGTATGGTGTAGTTCAAGGTCTTGGTTGGTTCCACAAACCCAGCAAGTGGATTGCTTTTGGTAAGCACCCTTGGCACGGTCTCGGATCCATTTTACAGGTATACGTTTTTGAGTATTTTTTGCCATAATGTTAGTATTATACCACCGGGGCAGCTATAAGTCAATGCACATTTTCAGTCTTGGGGGTAGTGTACGTTTCACTTACAGTACCTACTCCTAGTAAACATGCTGTACTTTTATGTACTATAACTAGCGTCCAAGCATCAGTTTTAGGGTTTTTAAATATAAGATAACTAGAGTTGGCCTCCAAATTTTGCCCACGCCACCATGGTTGCTCAGCAATATCTTTGTCACCTACTACCTCTAAGAACCGACTAAAAGGGCCACATAGTACAGGAGTTTGTACATACCCAAAATCTTGGGCCACTGCCGCGCTGGAAACCAATCCCGCAACAAGAATAAATTTTTTCACTTGTGTAATCCTTCTAGTTATGTTATAATTATTATCTAGTAAACGAGTATAAGCAGTAGCGGAGCGCATCCATAAGGTGAGAGTACCGATCATGCTTAGGCTTCTCACGTGTAAGCCCCTCGCGATCATCCCACTTGTACTGGTTGAGTGCCTCTACGGTCTTGGTACAGCCCGGATCTACCCATAGCTTACCCTGTGCGACTAGGGTTTGCACGTACGCGATGCCGGGAAGTACATCTTTACGAGCACGCACAGTCGGAATATCATACTGGTAGGCAAGGTCTTGAGCAAACTGTGCTGCCGCACTATCTATAAAGATTAGTTCAATCTGGAACTCGTCTGCCATGTTTTTAATCTGTTGGGCATGATACTGGGTAGTCTGCTCGGCCTCCTCGTACTCACGTATAACCCAGAACCTATCCTCGCCTGCATCACGTGGATCCGGCAGGTAGGCTACTACTAGGAAGGCTGTGGGGTCTCGGTATCCCGGGTCGCAGCCCGCAATAAACTGAGTACTCTGATCCAGCTGCAGTTTGGGGTCCCAAGGCACGATGTTATCATCCCGTAACTCATAAATCTGACCCTCAAATGTAGTGAATGACGCAAGGTATTCCTGCTCAAACTCCTGCTTGCTCATAGACCTGCGGGCTTCTTCAATATCTTTAGGGCTCATCCTGGGATTTTCTTCATAATCTGCCCAGAGTGAACACCACTCCGGAAATTCTGCCGAGAACCCACGATCCCAGAATCGGGAGAACCAGTTTTGCTTGCCACGAGGTGTGGAGATAAATATAGCTTTAGCATCTACCCGGTCTAGGGTCGGACGCAGCTGGATATTAAATGCCTCCTCACCGCCGTCGCCTAAGGCAGCCTCGTCAAAGAGTATAAGCTGGTACGATCTACCAACTGTGCTATCTACTGTGGACAGCGAACCCATCCTGACTGTAGACCCGTTGCTCAGCTCAATTACCCGGTCCTTTAGGTTATCCCGCTCCACCTCCAACTCAAAGTGTTTGATAAACCTGCGTTGCAGTTCAAAACTAATGCTGGACAGATTATAGTTGGGACTGATCACTAGGACATTGCAGTTTGGCACTAGGCTTACTAGTTGCGCAATGATATTTGCAATATAGGTTTTGCCTAGACGGCGTGCTAGTGCGGCTACAACAAAACGGTATTGTGGATTGTTGACCGCATTGATTAGTGCCAGCTGCGCGCGGTTTAGCTGATCCCAAGCTCCGATGAGCTTAAGATAGTTTTCGATTGGTAGTTTAATAAAACGGGTATGTGGGTCGAATTCTTGAATGCCGTCCCACTCTACATCGGGTCTCGACACCTTAAGCAAGTTTGTCTCCCAGCAATTTCTGGATTAGCTGGCCATATCGTGTACCGTCACCGCCCTCGTTGATCTGCACATTAACCTGATTTTTAGGCCCACCTTGCCGTAATTTCTCCAGCTGAATCTCACGGTCTAGCAATTCCATGCTCATTTTGTGTGAGAGTGCAAGTAGTTCCGATATGTCTTTGGTGCTGCCCGTTTGCGACTCCTCCAGCTCCTGAAACTTTTGACTAATAAGTGCGTCCATGGCACGGCGCATACGAAACCGGTTGTTGAAGCCTAAGTCGAAGAATACCTGGTTAATGTAGGATTTCACATCTGGACGCTTTAGGATCTGGGCAACGTCGTGGGGTTCTAGCTGGAGGACAGTGGCTACCTCCTGGGTGTTTTGGTGTTCTAGGTAGAGATTAGCCACCTCCAATAATTCGGGGCTTATGTTGATGGTGTCGGTGGGTAGTTGGTTCATGGTGATCCTGTAGTTTTTTAAAGTGTAACACGTTTAGCGGTTTAGGGTCAATGGGTAAATTTTCCTTGGTGTTACACGCGTGGGTGGGCGCTCAGATTTTTTGGTTTGTCAAGTCAAAAAACCGCCCCTGTTACGTTATAACATCACAAGGCCTGGCGCTGTTACAAATTGTTACAATTCAATGCTTGCACAAAATTTTCAACCCTGTATAATTAAACACATCGAAGCACACAACCCTGGAAGCACAATGCGGAACACCTATACAATCAGTTACTACTTGCAAGGCAAGCAAGGTTCTGTTACACTACAGGCTCAAAGCGAGCAAGATGCTTGCGGGCTTGTCAAGGCAATGCACAAGGGTTGCCGTATCTTCCACGTTATGAATTACAATCTTTATTGAGGCTAATATGAAAAGCGCGTTAGGTTTTGGGCTTGTGTTTTTTGGGATTGTGTTGCTTGCCGGCGTAGCCGGCGGGCTTGACCAGATACCCGCGACTGGTTCTGTGGTATACTGGCTTACCAGCGTAATGCTGGCACTTGCTGGCTTTGCTGCTGGCTTGCTTGGAATTTCATTTATTGACAAAGGGGAATAAATCATGGCTGAAAAGACTGCGAACTACACTTCGGAACAAACCCTTAAACTTGTGGCCGATTACAAGGCTGGGGTACAGGTTGAGGATATTGCCAAGGCAATGGGCAAATCGGTTCGGTCGATTGTTGCTAAACTGTCCCGCGAGGGTGTATACCAGAAAAAGGAATACACAACCAAAACGGGCGAGGCTCCCGTCAAAAAGGATGAGCACGCTGATATGATCGGCAAGGCACTGAACCTTTCAGAAGGGGATACCGATTCACTTGCCAAAGCAAACAAGCGCGCGCTTGCTGCGATTGCGGAGTTTATCCGCAGCAAGGCGTAGCACACTACGGCTCGGGGCGCAAGCCCCGAGGCCTGGGAGCGTGTTGTATTTTTACAACACGCTGGCGCCAAAATTATATCATATAATTTTGGCCCGTGTCAAGCATTTAATTGTAACAATTTGTAACAGCGTGGTTTTTTGGTCATTAGGGTTTTCCTTATATGCCCTGGGTTGCACAATCCCCAAAAACCTGTATAATTCTCTACATGGACAAAACACAAGGCAACAAAATGATGAACGATCCTCAAATGATAGTTGACCATGCCATGCAATGTGGCGCGATTTGGGCTGGCATCGATAACCTTGCACTTCACAAGGATCGCAAGGCTGTTGCGGTATCGTTCTCAAGCACGCACGATGCTCAGGAATTTGTGTACTATATACACGATTGGCTCGATGAGCATAACTTTCCTGATTTGCCTGTATCTTACGACGAAGAATTTGTTTTGGTCTGGCTCTGAAACTTAACCTTGAAAGGGTTTATCATGAAAAAATGGGATCAAGTTTTACGGCGTAATCTTCTGTCCGACCTTGAGGGAGAAGGTGGCTCGCTGGTTTATGATGTTGAGGACGGAATTACCGTCGCGGTTCGTCCCAGTGTGCCTGAATCATGGAGCCGGAATTCCGTGAACTGGGTTAAAATCGCAGTTGCCTATTGTGCAGACTTCGATGCCTATGACCCGATCAAGGGTGAGATTCTGGCAATGGAACGGGCTTTTCAGGGTGAAACGGTTTCGTTTCCCCGTATGCCCGGAGAGACTACGCTGGAAGTTGCTCTGAACTTTTTGCGATTTGTCAAGGGTGACGTAAACTAGGGTAAACCCAGGTGTTGCGGAAACGCAACACCTGGGCGCCAATTTTATCATATAAAATTGGCGGGTGTCAAGGGTTTTTGCAAAAAAATTTTTCTATGGGCGTGAGCGTGTCGATAGAAAAATACAATGGCACCTGGCTTGCACTAGGCGCGATTTTCCTGTACTATCTTACTCATGAACTCAAACCCGCTCTTAAAACCTTGGCAAGATGCTTGCCGGATTTGGCCGGAACTGGAATTGCACAACCCGCCAACCTTCAAAATCTCGGAACGGCTAACCCGTACCGCTGGCTTGTGCATTGTGGAGACTGGCGAGATTACCCTCAGCGGCCCATACTTGCGCGAATACCGGCGTGAAATGATGGGGCAAATTCTCACCCATGAGACTGCACATTATATCGACTACTGCCTGAACGGATGGCGAAAATATAAGCGGCATCACGGCAAACCATGGCAGGAAATCATGTATACTCTAGGGTATGAACCGAAACCCTTTCACACAATGGAATTAAAATAATGGCAATCAAGCGCGTTAGAATTTACGACATGGACGGAACCATTGTATGCTCGCTGCATCGTTACCGGACCGTCATCGATGAGCGTGGCGAGCGTATCGACCTAGACTACTGGCGCGAGAATGAATACCGCGCGCTTGACGATTCACTCTTACCGCTGGTCGAAGAATACTGGCAAGACCTTGACGATCCTGAAACGTATACCATAATTGCGACTGCGCGCGTACTAGGCGAACCGGATCGAGAATTTATCCGCGACACTCTAGGCGAACCCGATTATATCGTTTCGCGTAAACAGGGCGATACGCAATCAGGTCGAACCCTCAAAATCGGTGGACTAGCAAAGTTTTTCAACCTTGTCAACTTCCAGACTGACGATGTTGTTTTTTATGAGGATAATGTGGACTACCTTAAAGCAGTCTGCGACCGTTTCGGTATCCGTGGAGTTTACATTCCAAGCAAGCAGGGACACTAATGAAAACTGCCTTTTGCTTCCTACTGGTCGGTCATCTGGTAACAACCTCTCGATACAGGGCGCGCGAATACCTTGAGGAGGAACCCGTAATGTGGCAATGGGTTGAAGGACGATAGGGGCATACGCCCCTATTATTTTGCCCAGGCCATGTGATGTTATAACATAACATTGTTTCACATGAAACAATGTTATGTTATAACATCACACCATGCTGGCGCCAATTTTACTATTAAAATTGGGCCGGTGTCAAGGACCAAATTGTAAATAATTGTAACAAAACCTGGCCCGTGTCGTATTTTGTACACAAGGGTTTGCCCCACTAGAATTTTTTGCATGGGGCTGGATTCTGTGCTAGAATCTGGGTGTGGCAATTGCCGCGCGCGATTTCCGGCGCTTTCCGGTAAAGGGTAGATGATGGCTCGCAAGCAGTTTTTTTGTATCGTTGACACTGAGACAACGATTAATGATACCGTGGCCGATTTTGGCGCGGTAATTGTTGATCGTGAGGGTAAGATTTTCACACAATGTGCTGTTCTGGTTCGCGGTGAATATGGGGATAAGACTCTATTCCACGACAAAAACAAATCAGATATTTGGGGTTTTGCGGGTTTGCGTAAACGTGAAGCACAATATGTCGCCATGCTAGATTCTGGCGCGCGTATGCTTGCATCAGTTGCGGCAATTAATCGCTGGCTTGCGCTTGCGGTAGGCAAATATAATCCTATTCTCACGGCATATAATCTAAACTTTGATGAGGGTAAATGTCGCAATACTGCGATTGATCTTGACCTATTCACGGATCGGTTTTGCCTGTGGCAAGCGGCAATCGGTAATATTTGCGGAACTCGCAAATATCGTCAATTCTGTTTAGAGAATCACTTATTTAATCCGCCGACTGATAAGGGTAATATGTCTTTTAAGACTACCGCTGAGGCAGTATGCGGATTTATTCAGGGTGAATTTAAGATTGAACCCCATACCGCTATCGAGGATGCGCGCGATTTTGAATTGCCCATCCTGACCAGTATTATCAAGCGCAAACAATGGCGCGATAATCTTAAAGCGCATACATGGTACGATTTTCAGGTCAAAAATCACTTTAAGGCAATTTAATTATGTCGGATGCAATCGGTATTATCGGATCGGTTGCATTTGCAACCTGTGCAATTCCACAGGTTGTCGAATGCTACCGTAAACGATCCGCTGAGGGTTTGTCGTGGATGTTTTTAATCCTTTGGGCAATTGGCGAGATATTCACCATTATTTATATTTGGCCTAAACAAGACTGGATTTTGCTGGGCAATTATCTATTTAATTCGCTTTGCCTTGCGGTAATGATTTTTTTCAAAATTGAGGATACCAGAAAATGAAGTTTCACAAATCAGACATTGAACTATTCCAGCGAATTGCGGAAACCGAAATTCAAATCCGCAAACCCGTAGTTTTACAGGTTTGCAAGACTATAAATCTCGGCGGTGTTTATTGTGTAGGATTATGGGAAGATGAATTCGATTATCACCTAATCCAAGTTTCACGCGCTGAAATCTGGAATCCCATGGAATTATTTGCAACCATTGTGCATGAATATATTCACGCTTGGCAATCTGAAAATAATCTTCCAGTAAATCATTCTCCATCAGGTTATTTTGATCGGTGGCGAAAATATTTCCGGCGACATTATCAGGTTAATATTGCAGGATTCAATAAATAAATAAAACCCCGAAAGGGGTTTTACTTTGCCAGGCCTATGTGATGTTATAACATCACACCCGTGTGATGTTATAACATCACACCTTGCTGGCGCCAAATTTTATCATATAAAATTTGCCCGTGTCAAGGGTTTTCTACAAAATATTTTTCTATCGGGGTCGCCTAGTCGATTAAAAAATACAATCGCTTGCCCAGGGCGCAGGGCTAGATTTTCGTGTAGAATCTTTTCTGTGGCGGGTGCATGGGGCGCTTGCCAAAACTGTGAAGGGTAGCAAAATGGCAGAAAAAGCCGTGAACTACACTCCCGAGCAAACCGCGCAGGTTGTCGCGGATTATCTCGCGGGTGTTACCGTGGAAAGCATTGCCGAAAATCTCGGCAAATCGGTTCGTTCGATTGTGGCAAAATTGTCGCGCGAGGGTGTTTACCAGAAAAAGGTTTATACCACGAAAACCGGCGAACCCGTTCAGAAAAAGGATATGACTGCGGATGCTATCGGTCGAATTCTGAACCTGAGCGAAGCTGATACCGACTCGCTTACCAAAGCGAACAAGCGCGCGCTGAAGGCGATTTTTGATGCGCTTGCCAATTCCAAGCCTATCTAACTAGGCAAGGATTGTGCCAGCCCCGACTCCGGTCGGGGCTTTTTTTCGGCCCGGCCCAGCCTGGCACAGTTCTTGCTAAGGCAAAAACTGTGCCAGGCGCTGGCGCCGATTTTATCATATAAAATCGGCCCGTGTCAAGCGCAGAATTGTAACAATTTGTAACCGTGGCTTTTTTACCACAAAGCAAAATTCGTGCCAGGCCTAGATGAGAATGATTCTCATTCGCACCAAGCAAAATTCGTGCCACTAGCAAGATTCGTGCCAGCCTAGCGAAGTGAGCACTTACTAACCGGACCAAGTTAGTGAGCACTTACTAACCGGACCAAGTTAGTGAGCACTTACTAACCTCCAGGGCAGGTTGCGCCAGTGCAAAACCTTGGCAAGTGCAAAATCTTGCGCGTGCGCCAGTGCAAAACCTTGGCAAGTGCAAAAACTTGGTCTTCCTGCGCCAGTGCTAAAGTGGCAAATCGAAAAATCTAGTCTTGCCCGCGACCGCTAAGCCATGTATAATATTTATATTGAGTCAGCGATTAAAGGAACAACATGAACAAATTTGTGCCACCGGATACCGTAGGCGATTTACCTGACTGGTTGAAGCCTAAAAAATCTTGACTTGATTCCCAAGCCTAATCCCTGTATAATATTTATATTGATTGATTGGAGAACCCAAATGACTGACAAAGTAATGAACTATACCCCTGAACAAGTTCAGGAACTGGTCCAGAAGTATCAGCAAGGTGTAAGTGTTGAGCAACTGGCTGAGCAGGTTGGTAAAAGTGTGCGTAGTGTGGTTGCTAAACTTTCGCGCGAGGGTGTGTACGTAGCGAAGACCCGGACTACACAGGCGGCCCGGGTTACCAAAGCTGAGCTGGTCGAGCGCATTGCTAAGGTGTGTGATCGGAATAGTGAACAGTTTGAATCGCTGGAAAAAGCAAATCAGGATGTTTTGACCCGCCTGGTCGAAGTGCTCAAAGCCTGATCAACCGGGGGCTGCAAAAATTTACTCTTGCAGCCCCCACTCAAACAGTGTATAATATTATTATAGTTTGGGAAGGGCGATAACGCGCACAAACAGAGTCCACTTAGCCAACTACAAGTGTCGATAACCTAAGTACGAGACTCAAGTTTGATTCCCAAACTATCCCTTCAGAAAGGCAGCAGTTAGTTACTGCTAGCAGATGGTAATATTGGTCTGTAGTTTTATGATGTCTGGCTCTGATCGGTCCCTAATGTCTCAGTACCTGGAAGCAGTAAATTCTGGGGAACGCACTCACGGAAATCAACCAGACCCTAAACCGCGGCAATCTCAACCATCGTTGCTGCTTTTCCCCCTATTCCTCTGATGAGCTCACCAAGAGCGAAACCCAAACCCGAAAACTGGTGCCCCATGCCCAGCAGACTACGGTTTAGGGTCAGGAACCGAGCCCACCAGTGCAAACTGGTGGGCTTTTTTATTTGCGGTAGGGCGCCAATATTATACAGTGCTAAAGCTATATGTGTCAAGAGCAGATTTGTTGGGGTTCTGACCCTAAGCCGCGGCAAGTCGGTACAAGTTGTGCTCACAAAACAAAAACCCCCAAGGCTTCCACAGCTTTGGGGGTTTTTTCACTTTATACGGTTTAGGGTCGGTTATTCCTACTTAATTCCCGTTCTATGACCTCAAGCACACCTTTATTGACCTTTTCCAGACTTTCGAGCAGTTCAAGGTTCATGTTGAGCAGTAGGGCGATTCGTTCGATGTATTCTGACTTCTTAACCGGGACCTCACCGCGTTTGTTTAGGTACTGTTTTTTCTGGTACACCTCTAGCGAGCTGAGCTTAGCAATTATGCTACGAGTTGGCACCTGGAGCTCTTGGGCAAGCTCCTCTACTGGCACACCTTCTCGGTATCTTTGCACTAGACGGTCAGTGATTTCTTTAGTATATTTCATGTTGTTAGTCGTCCCATGGCATATCTGCGACTTTAACGTGTTTTGGACCCTCAGTCGCCACAACCGAAAAAATCTCGTCGGGTAGGAGCGGCGGTGGCATACGATCCCACTGCCAGGGGTCTAGGATTAAGTATTGTGTTCGTAGCTGTGGATGGCAAACCCAGATTTGTGTCAACATTGTAATCGCCAGACGAGGAATCTCACGCCATGGAGTGGGTAGTCCAGTAAGCTGCCAAGTTGTAAGCGCACTTTTATACTGACCTTGTTTTTGTCCAGTTTTGTACAGCAACCCCTGCTGGCGAATTTCGATGAGCTCTTGTGACCCTAAATCGCGGAAGTGTGGGTTATGGCTAGCCCACAGCAAACATTCGTAAAGTTCTTTACTAATCACACGATCCAAGCCTTCCAGCGGCCAGCTCTGGTATGGAACTCCCCGATCTCGACGTTGTGCTAGTAGGATAGTAGGAGCTAGACTACTCCAGTTGACAGAGCTGGGATGGCTTTGACGTTTGATCAGGTGGCTGCGATTTACTCGATTAACTAGCCTCCACAAGCCCAGCTCCCAATCGCTGCAAATGTTGATACGGAGTGTTTTAGGAATGTCTACCCTACCTTGAGGGTCTAGGATAAGATTCCAGCGATTGTAGTGTGCTAGAATCTGAGGCCACAACCACTCCTCTTTGGTCTGGAGTTGTTGTTCGGCCACCCAAACCTCCAGCAGTTTAGGGTCGACCTGGTTGGCAATTTCATGGAGTGGAATTGCTTCCAGTTTATTTAGTTTTTGCATCGAGTTTTAGCGTAAAAATTGGGGTATAAAAATTTATTATAATTTGTATAAAAGAAAACAATTCTCCAACTTATAAAGTTGGTAGTGATTAACACCTCTAGTTCTTACAACAACTGCACTAGGCTTGCTGGTACTCAGGGGCCCTCGCGAAACGTCGCCTGGTCCTGCACAGCTTGGTGCAGTTGTTTTAAACTAGGGTTTAATCACCAATTGTTTAATCTCTTTAGATATAACAATATTATATCATACTTTTTTGTGTTTTGCAAGCGTATTTTTAGTTGAGGTGGTAGTTATCAGTCGTGTTCCACCCTGACATAGCAATCTGTGTATAGTGGAGTGCTGGTAAATACGTAGACTTCTTTGCCGGGGAATAGCTGGTTAAAATAAAGCCTAACCTGTTCGGTGTTGACAGGTTCGTGGTCCAGGTTCTTGACCCACCACGTATTGTGGTTAAGGACTTCGATAAGTTGTGGGTGGTTATTCATTGGGTTGGTCCTCGAAGTTAAACCATGCATCCAATTCTGCCCAGACGGCTTGGTAGATCTGGGTGTGGATCTCGTCTTGGCTGGGGTTGCTTGTATGCTTATGTGCACGTTGCCAGCCCAGCTGAATGCCGGTTTCAATGCACTGGTCTAGTACGGGGACAATTTTAGGAGTCATGGTGCGCTCACATTAAAGTTAGGGGGATATACAATCTGGTACAGTTGGTCATAGGCTTTACCAATCTGGCCGGACTCTAGTAGTTGGAGAACTTGCTCCAGCTCGTGTAGTTGAATGGTGTAAATAGTTTCGGTGATTTGGGTTCGCCATAGGTTATTATCGAAATCAGGTTTTTTATAGTTATCATCCCACATAGTGATACCTCTCTAGGATAGTACGGATACAATCGCTGATAGCATTTAGTTCTACAGTAGCTTGTGGTTCTTCTAGGTGTTGCATAGGTAGCATGGCCAGTTGGGTAGCACAGTCACGAGCTGTGAGTTGTACTAGGTGTTTAACACACTCCTGCTGGTAGGGGTCCAGCTCATCCCAGCCACCTTGGGCGATGAGGCCACTACTATATAACAGATCTTCAAATGGATGGTGTGGAAAGTCGATAGGATTTGTGGTGTTTGTCTGGTGCATCATTTGCCTCGTCGTCTGGAAGTTGTTCGCCATAGGGGTCTATAATATCAAATCGCCTACCACACCTTTGACACCACCACCAAGACCAGCCTAAGCCGTTGTAGTGAAAAAGCTTTTGGCCAGTGTGGTTGTTGGGCGAACAAGGGTTAATTATGGTTTTAGTCACCAAAGTATGCCTCAAATTGGTGTTTGTGGATTAGACATTTAAACCACACAGTATGTTCGTAGACGTTGGTCCACTCACGAATGTGCCACTGGTGTTGTGGAACATTGGCCCGTAGCCATCCCTTTACTTGCCACAGTAAATCGCTGTGAAATGGAGCTTGATACGCTTGGGGAATCCACCTCTGCTTATAACTCCACTGTTCTTGCGGCGTCATGGTTTGTCCTTTTCTCAAATTATATAATATTATAGCACAAACAAAAAGGGCATTCAACACAAAAATAATTGTGGTGAATGCCCCGGTGGTGTTTTACAGCTGAATCCAGCTAATGTCGTCTTTGTAGACTACACACTCTAGGCCATCATACTCTTGTACAAAGAACTTACGACGCCGGTCGGTCCAGCAGACTTCGAGTTGTTGCATGTCGGCTACTGTAGTTGTATCTAGGAATACGGTGCCTTCATTTTCAGCAATATCCTTGGCTAGTTGTAGCGCAAGTTCCCAGTCCTCTTCATCAACAGCTCTACACAACTCGGCATCCACACATAGTCGCCAGATCCAGTGGTAGGTAAACCAACCACTACCGTACCGGTGTGTGACTAGTACCCCAACCTGCCCATGTTCGTTTATGTAGTAATTACCCACGATATGCCCACTCCTTTACCCTCAACCGGGCTAGCTCAATAGCCTCGGCACATTGTGGAAGCGGTCCACCATAGCTGTTGGCAAGAATTTGGTCAACCTGTTCTACTAGTTGTGTAACAAACCATTCTACTGGACTGGTATTAATTGGGGCCGCTAGTTGAGATTTAACCCACAGGTCCCAAACCCCTTCACTTATATGCTGAACTTGATTGTTCACTGCAGTGCCATCCATGTTGAGTTTTGATTACTACACCGCCGCGGGTAAAGCAGTCTTGGTGTGGGTCTAGGTGGTATTTGATGGTGTTTGCTACATAGGCTAGTGTGA